TTATTTTTCGCTTCCGGTTAACTTCCTGACAAGCGCTTCAAGTTTTGTGATCCGCTCATCCATGACGGCAATGTTAGCACGTAAGCTGGCGTTTTCCTCTTCCAGTTCGGTGACGCGGTTATCTGTTTCGCGTGCCACCTGGACAAGTAAACCAGTCACCGCAGCGTAGTCAACATTAAGATAGCGCGTTTCTTCGCGTAGCTCGTTGCCGTCAATGGTCGGACCTTGTAACGCTTCACCGTAATGAGTAAACGATCCTACCGCTTCCGGTAGCGCCTCCATGACCTCCTGAGCGATAACGCCAGCGTAAGGCAGACCATTTTCCTTAAGCGTGTAGGTGTACCCGTTCATTTTACGGATGGCTTCAGTAGCATCGCCTATAACCTGAATGTTGTCCTTCAGATCGCGATCTGATGACTGGTTTACTGTTACGCATGTAATGTGACCAGATGCTTTAAGATTTTGTACATCAAGTCTGTCGTTTGCGAAACTATATGCAATTGCGTTGCTAACGCTTCCGGCATCATCATAATAGCGCTTCTGAATAAACCAGTCGCCAGCATTAGCAACGAGAGTATAAGTAGGCGTGTTTGCAGGGCGATCTGTTTCATTAAACATTACTGCCGGGTTAACACTATTTATTTGCAAAGGTTTTTCAAGATTTGATTTTAGTATTGCACTATCTACAAGCAAATTACCTTCTGTGGTAAGCTCTAGATATCTTGTAGTGCCAGTTGAACCACCGCATATAAACCTTATTGTTAATCGACCTAGCTCATTTGGGTAAGTCTGAACATACATATCACCAGCAAGGCGCACAGTGTTATCACTTGCTAACAGTCTCGTATGGAGCATCCCGCCACTAGTGTAGTTACTAGTAGAATCACTAGACTTGTCGAGAAACAGGCTATCAAGCTGAGGGCTGCTATTTCTACCCAATCCGAGATTAGTCCTGGCATTATCAACGCTTGCCGCACCAGTACCACCCTGTGAGATAGCTAATGGAACCCATCCAGATCCGTTATGACAACCCCACAATCCAGATGTTGACACCTGAAAGCGTGGCGCTGTTGGTAAATAATTCGAATAAACGTAAGTAGTCGATTCGCCTTCTTCAATTCTTTCTGTTGATACTATTTTTTTCCATGCGCTCCAACCTTGCCCGCCATACGCCCTTCTATAACTAATTGCCATATTGTTAAACAAATAATAGGTCTGTATGCACCCTTCTGAATCGCCTGCGCCAGTTTTTTGCACTAACAATGAACCGGCAATCTGTACCGGGTAATTTAATTCAGGTTTTGCGTTGGCAGAGAGTACTTGATGATAAAAGCCTGATGAGCTTCCTTTTAAGTCATCAAGATTTTGACTCGCATCAAGGCTAGTTTTTGCATCATACATAACCATTAAGTTTTTTCTGGCTTCTCCTGCGTTTCCTCCTCCAGTACCGCCATACATAACGCCTAACTTAACAGCCCCATCCTTTGAATAAGCACCCCACCCGGTGTTATTAACGAAGATGTAATTTTTCTTTTCTCCGTCCCATAACTGAGTTTCTTTTGCGGAGTTACTAACCTGAAGCAAGCGATCTATTTCATCCTTCCGTGCGTGGCGTGTCCAGTTCGGGCCTGATGTTGCGACCCATGTATAAGTATAAAGTGATCGCGTGGACCAACCGACAAATACGCCTGTATATGAAGGCGTGCCGTCTCGTTGACAGATGAATCCACTTAAAAATGACTCACCAGCCGCTACGTCAGGAAAGCCATTGGCTGTTTCCTTGATGCGTAAAAAGCCAACGTAAGAAGACGGGTTGCCTGATATATCAGTGCAATCTCGCGGCTCTGGCCCTAAACCAATATTGCTACCATCTATGGCGCTGGATATTTCATCTTCTTTTTCCTGATAAAAACGAAGCGTTTCCGCTACGTCCTGAGCAAGCCCATCAACTGAGATCGAGTCAGAAAGCAGAATGCTAAATTTTGTCCCTGCAGCGATGGCAGGATTAGCCGCTGGCGTCACTGATAATTCAGTACCGTTCTTAATTTCTGTGATGGTAAAGATCTGGATAGGATTGCTAATGGCAATTAGCGTGCACCCTACACGGATGAGAGAAAGCGGCGCGGAAAAGTTTGTTCCCGTACCTGTAACAGTATTGCCGCTAATGGCAATTGTTCCCGTTGTATAAATCATCGCAATGACTCCATTATGTTAATTAACGGAATAATTCTACCATTTTGTGATCTGTGTTACATTTTTGACGCATACAAAATGTATTTATTGATTTATGTCAATATACGAAATGTGGTTTTGTCGGATATTTAAACCACCGGATGAACCGGACGAGCTAACAAGAATGAGGATTAAAAAATGAAAAACATGTTCAAAGTGGTCTTATTCGCTGCGGCTGTTGCTCTTACTGGTTGCGCTGTTGATAAAGAAGCTGCATTGCATAACCTGCCAAATAGCGGAGTAATCCCACAAGAAATTGTCTATGATGCTGACGGTCATCTCGTCTATGACACTGAAAAACTTCCGTATACTGGTCAATGGTGTCATGAACTCGATCACAACATGCGCCGCATAGGTAGCCCGTCGAATTGTGTAGCTAACTACTAAAAGAAAACCCCGCGCGAAGCGGGGTTATTTTTTATGACCATGATCCTGAGCTTCTTGTAACAAGTGCAAGACCTGGCCTTCTTTCTGCTGATGTTCCGGTGTTGGTGTATTCCTCTGTTATTTTTATCGTAACTGTTTGAGCAGTAATCCCAGTTACGCAATGTGATACCGTAAATCCGAATTGAGGCGATGATGCCGCCCTTACTACGTTATATGTTTTGCTATTGCCATTAATATTAATTGTTACTTTTATTGTTGATGATCCTGAATAAGTATAATAAGTAAGATGGTAAGGAATCATTACGAAAACTGTTTTCGAAAGCGAGCTTGATGATGAATCTTTATACGTCTTCGTAACAGATCGAGATCCGCTTGTACTTGTCCCAGGGAATGATGATTGCGGTATAACGTTAGTAGATGCGACATCACCAACAAAGGATGTAGCTTCTACAGTTCCTTTGAATTTACCGCTATTAGCATGGATTTCGCCCCTTACCACAACATCGTTAAATTCTGATGATCCGCTTTGTGTTATCCTCCAACCTTTAGAACCAGCAACATAGTTTGATGATTTTATTTCATTAACAATTTTAGCCATAGTAATGGCTGCATCTGCAATTTTAGCCGTTCCTATTGATGCGTCTTTAATAAACGCTTCGCGCACATACATTGCACCATTAGTAACATAGAAAGGCGTCTGATATGTTCCGTTTGCCGCAGTCATTAACACGAAGCGGTCAACGAGGAAAATACACTGCGATTGAACGTTAGTCCCGCTACCAGTCAGGCCAAGCGACATACCTGTTGCGTATTTTCTGCCGTTGTTGTCGGTGGCAATCTTGATTGACCATGACGCATCAACATTACCTTTGAAGTCGGTTAACGCTTTAGATGTTGTCTCGATCGCCGTGGTGTTCCCGTTAACTGTTACTGTAAGCTGATCAATTTTGGTTGATAATGCCTCGTCCGCAGTTGTCATGGTCTGCGACCATTCCGTGATGCTTGAGTTTACAGCTTCGAAAGACGCTGAGATCTGGCTGAATTTTTCCGCGCTTGATGCTTCATGCGTAGAAAGTGCTGTTGATACTTCAGATACTTTCGAATTAATCGTACTGGTAAGCGATGAGTTAAGGTTGCTTATTGCGTCTGTGCGGGCCTGCGTCTCATCTGCAATAGCTTTGTCGATACGGGTCACATTGCTTGTAACCTTGCTATCAAGCGTGCTGATGCTTGCATTTACTCCGCTGATAGCTTGTGCGCGGGCGCTGGCCTCGTCAGCAACTGCCTGATCAAGACGGTTAACGCTGGCTTCAGTGTCGCTTTCTAGCGTCTTTATGCTTGCATTAACACTACTTATAGCTTCAGATCTTGCTTGCGTTTCAGTCGCGATCACTTTATCTAATCGTGATATTTCTCCTTTAATGTTTGAGTCCATCGTGTTCATTTCTGCTGTGATAGTTTCAAACGCTTCCGCTGTTGCCTGTTTTTCGTCAGTAATGACATTATCAATACGGTCAATTTGTGCTTTAGTTTCACTTTGTCCGCGTTTGAACTCCGCTGTGAGAGTGCGCCTTGTCTTTGTCTGAGACAATGTATTATTGATGAGAGCAAGCGAAGCGTTTTGTAGGCTTGCCCTTGCCATAGCGAGATCACCATCAAGTTTTTCGCTTTTTGCTATTAACTGATCATCGGCTTCTGCTCTTGCGCTTGATTCGTCAGCTATTGCCTGATCAAGTCTAGAAACGTTGCTTGTAACCTTGTTATCAAGATTTGTCATGCTCGCATTGACATTGCTGATAGCCTGTGCGCGTGCGCTGGCCTCATCTGCGATAGCTTGATCAAGACGATTAACACTGGCATCTGTTTTACTATCAAGTGCGTCAATGTTTGCGCTAACTTCACTGATGGCATCAGCCCTTGCCTGGCTCTCATTGGCAATGGCAGTATCTACGCGCGCAATCTCACCTTTGATGTTTTTATCCATCGTGTCGATTTCGGCGGTAATTGTCTCCATTGCCTCCGCTCTTGCTTCTTTTTCACTGACAATCACGTTATCAATGCGATCTATTTGCGCCTTAGTTTCTGAATCTACATTTTTGATCTGAGCTGTAAGCGTTCTTCTGGTGTTAGTTTGAGCAAGCGAATTATTAATAAGAGCAAGCGATGCGTTTTGTAGGCTTGCTTTTGTCTGTGCCAGTTCATTACCGACGTTTTCGCTTGATACCTCTAACGAGTCTATTCTTACCTCATGTTTACCTATTTCATCGGCGCTTTCCTGAACTTTTTTATAAAGATCTTCCGTGTCTTTTTTAAGCGTATCTGTGTCAACTTTTATTGACCCTGTTTCTGCAATAAGGTCGTCAGTATCAGTTCTTAGGCCGTTTGTGATATTGGTAAGATTATCAGTTGCGGTCTTAAGGTCGTCAGTTGCAGTTTTTAGGTCATCCGTAGCGCTCTCTATAAGATCAGCGCGGTCGCCAAGATCTTTAATGTCGCCAATCATCCCCTTAAACTGTTCTGAATTAATCACGTCTTTGGTGACGTAGTCGCTAATTTCATCGAAGTTTTCAGTTGGTTTGCCTGATGCCTCAACGAAATCTGACACACCAAAAGCGTTACGTGTACGGACATAAACGTAATAGGTATGGCCCGTGTTCATTCCGCCAAAAGTCCACTGATACCCGCGCCCGGTAAACTGCGCTGATGTGGTTACTTTTGATGGATCTGTGATCTGATTTTCCCCGGAGTAGTAGAACTCGTATGCTGTATCAGTGGTTAGGGTTGTTTTGCTGATCGGGTACACCGTTGCCTGAAAAACACCAGGCACCCAATTAACGCCGATGGGGGCCGCTGGCGCACCAATAACCAGATCCACAATACTTTCTGCGCCCTTCATGCCAGTGTCATTACGACCGCGAATACCAAGCGTGTAGCTGCCTGCGTCGAGGCCATAAAATTCATAGCGGTAATTCGTGGTTTCATAACTTGCCACCACGCGACCGTCTGCATTATATACGCGGATTTCAAAGGTAAGACGATGCGTTGTTGTCTGCGTTTCCCATGTTGCGCGGCATTGAACCGTTTCAGAACCAACGTTTAACACCTTCAGATTTTCAATGTTAGGTACGCGGAAGTGATTAAGCGTGTCGTTGTTGATTTCGAAGACTGCGCCTTCATCAACTACGGCCTGTTTGTTAGGGTCGTGCTGTGCGGCTTCGATAGTGTATACGCTGTTATTTTCTGTTTCTGCTACGCTGGTGATCCTACATAAAACGGGTTTTGCTGCTTCAGTCGATACAGCAAAAACAGTGCCATTGCGAATCCATGCAGGGGCCGCAGCAAGGGTAATATTGTTTCCGTTAACTCCGGTGATCTGGTGTTTTTTAAATTTACCATCGCTATCAAGTAAGCTGATGGTGTCACCAGCCGCGATATATTCAGAATCAACCTTATCGACCGTTATCACTTTGCCATTGTTCGCCACGATACGACCGCCTAAGCGAGCGCCAGCGCGGTTATTGTCGAGGATCTCGATGATATCCCCTGGTGTAAAGTGAATGGCGTCACGGGCCATTTTAAACGTGAATTTTGACGGCTCGCGTTTTGCTGTTTCGATCAGCCATTTACCAGCGCGATAAGCCTGTCCGCGAGACGTGCACCCGAACGCCTCTAGCGTGGTTTCGTTGTAGCCGTCGCGGGCGATTAGTTCATCGTCAGAAACGTATTCTTTTGACTGTTCCCAACCGTTACCCGGATCGGTCCAGGATACAATCACGGCGTTGTAGCACTCCGCGCGGGCAAGGCTCGAACGGGTGAATGCACCATCAACGACGTTTGCATTTGTAATGGTGGCGATCGGGTCTTGTGGTGCATCAATCATCACGGTAAGGCGTTGCCCGTCCCATAACGCGATACCCCTGAACATCCCGGCGATATTGTCCAGTAAGTCGCGGGCGCTCATTTGCTCTGTGATGTAAGCGTTAAGCGTCATGCGAGGCTCAAGGCCACCGTAGCCATCATCAACCAACTGGTCGCAGTATTGAGAAAGCACGTATAAAGCGCCGTCATCAACGTCAATATAACCAGCCTGTCGTGCAAGGCCAAAGCGTTCATTTTTAATCAAATACCGGAAAAGCCAGGCAGGGTTATTGGTGTACGCCTTTTTAAATCCACCAAGCCATAAACCGGAATACGTGCGCGCTTCAGGGTTGTAGTTGTCCGGCACGTCAACAATCAGGCCGCGCAGATGATAAGCGCGGGTAGGCGTGTCAGTGTACTGATCATGATCAATCACCGCTCCAGCTACAGCGGTGTGAGGATAAGACAAATTATCGTCGATGATTTCGCTGTAACTGCTCCACCGCGTATCATTGCGAAGTAGATCGCTGTTGCTGTCTGCCGTTATGCGGCGAACGCGAATATCAAACGGTTTTTCATCCGGCGCGTTGATAATGTGAGCTTCTAAGTATTCACCGCTCTGTTTACCAGGGCCAATGGTAATATCCTTAACCAGTGTCCAAGTTGATGATGATGATGGCTTAACATCAACCATTAACATAACGGATGTGTTGTATTGATTGCCCTGATCATCTGACTGAACGAGAGCATCAACGCCAACATTTAATCTGACGCGGGTTACGTTTGGATCTGAAACGGTCCTGATTATTGGTGTGTCGCGAGTTACCTGAGCGTTGACAATAACGGTTGATTCGATAGCGTTAAAACCATTGATTGGCGATTGGTCAACCGTACCGTTGCGCCACGCTATACTAATACCAGGAATGGATGTATTCCCGTTGGTGTCAGTAACAGGGGTGTCATTAAGCATTACGCTGTTTAATGGCGCGGTCTGGTTTACTGGACCGTATATCGGCCCTTCACTAAGGATATCTAAAACACGGTAAAACTGTTTATGATACAGGTTATCGTTTAGCAATGTTGGTGTTTTGGCTTTGCCGCCGCCGCTACTCATGGCTTTTTCTCCTGTCAACTTACAACGTCTAAGGCGTCTTTGTTATTACTTGTGTCTATGCCTAACGATCCGACGTTTGAACCTATTTTCATTTCGCCCAATAGGATTGGCACTGGTCTACCCTGACCTACCTTGTTTTCAACGCTGGTGTAGGTGTTATTCGTTATGGTGTTATCCTGTGCGCTTTCTGCTGATGTTTTTACCTTCATGTTGCGAGACATAAAGAGGGAAAACGCAACGCTAACTACTGAAATACCAATCATGATCCAGCCAATTACACCGATACCAGCGATCCCACCTTCCACTACTGGCGCAATAATTACAGTGGTCCCGTCCGGGTATTTGCTGTTCACCGCAGCTGGCGCTGTTTTTTCGTTATAATCCTTTCCCGCAATCCGTAATCGTGATGGTGTGTTTAAAAACGCTTTTTTGAATTCCTGATTCTGCGCAGTCAATAAGCGAAGTCCTTGCGCTGGCGTATCAACGTTTAAACACACTTTGCCGTAATATCTTCGAAGATTGCCCGTAAATCTAAATTTGAGCATTTGTCAGATCTCCATATTGAATGCGTTTGTCGAACATAAGCGGGCCGCATCTGCTCGCGGCGACTTAACAGTCCGGCATTGTCATGATGCAAAACAGTGTTATCACCCAGGTAAATCATCGCGTGACATGGATCAGCACCCTTGAACGGCTGGCGAATAATCACGTCACCCGGCTGGATGCTTTGCGCGTCAACCTGATAAAACCCGTTTAGCGGCAAGTTTTTTAAATACAGGTTTTCACCACGCAACCACCACCCATCAAGGCGCTCGAAGTCCGGCAGACCCACGCCGCAAAGGTGATAGGCGTCCCGGAAAAGCGCGTAGCAGTCTGTTTTCCCGTGCTCAAATTTTCGGCCTAACAGGTGCGCTACCGGGCGGAATTTTCTAACCCTGCCACCGGAACATAAAAACCACGGAAGGCCGGAAATAACCTGTTGTTGTCGATCTAGTGCCGACAATACCGGAATATCTTCAACGTGAGAGTGGAAAACGGCGGTTATGACGCCCAATTCGTCAGCCTTGATGTAATCGTCCGGCGAAATTTTAAAGCTGTTGTAGGGCGTTTCAGACACGTTTAAGCACGGGTAAAAATAATCGTTATCTATCACCAGTCCGCAAACTTCCTCGCGAGGGTGAGCGGCGGCATAACGAACCATTTTGTCTTCAAGTGCCATAATTAGCCCACCTTGCTTGATCCGGGGAAACATGAAATTGGTAACGGATTCGGGCGCGGGAAGCGCAAGCGACAACCGCTGAGGCGGTGGCTGCATTTATCCAATGTTGGATCACTGGTCGGCGCATCTTTATCAGTCGCTACCGGGCCGCCGCTATATCCGCAACCGTCTCCGCGATATTGCCACTGGCAAACGTCAGCAAGGATGGTGCGCCCAGGTATAACAGCCTTGTCTGCGTCTACTGGCGTAGATAGTTCGTACTGTACTTGCTCCGCCGTTTCTTCACTCATTGCCTCGACAACGTAAACAGATACCGCCTCAATAGAAGGATCTGCATCTGGATTGCCGTTAGGGAAGTTAACAGCGTCCAGGTATTTCACCTCCACCTGGTGGCGGGTTACTTTCATGCCGCGCAGGTCGTTAAAGTCGTTGTTCATTCCGGTAATAAGCCCGCCAATATTGGCTACTGCCATTTGAGGCCGCGCGTATACCCCCTCGTTTTTCATTTCGAAGCCGCTAACTTCGATCGGGTAGCTGTTGTAAGCGATACCCTTCCAGATAACATTCCCGTAATAGCCATTAGCGCCGGAATGGAAGCGGACAACATCGCCACCAAGTGGAGTCAGGTCCAGTTCAAATAAGTCAATGACCGCGCCGACTCCGGCATCGACGGAATCAATAATCATCTCTCTCGGAATATTGCGCATTTTCTCACCTTGTCATTTTGTGATCTGTGTCACGCCAAATCATGCCAAAATGGATTGATCGCGGTTTTTACAATATGTATATTTTACTCAAACGGAAGCATAGTTAACAAAATGGCGCGGAGGTGTGAAATGGGTGATAAGGTGTGGAAGTTGACGGTATTCCTGACAGGCGGAAGGGAAAAGGTTATCGCTCTGTATGATGATGAGGGTGAGGCACTGATTGATGCGCTTGAACTTGCTGAGGATGACCGCGTTTTGGGATATAGGATCGAACCTGTGAAAAATGAGGTTAACAAAAAATGCAAAAATACAGTCTTGATGTGTGGATAAGTGGTAGCAAGGAGTGTTTCGGATTATTTGATAGCGAAGAAGTAGCCCTGGAAGAAGGCAGGATTCTTGAATGTAGTTTAGGCCATCCAGTGAAATATGCTGCTAATCCGGTACAGATAGTTGATGAGGTGGAAGATATGAACCCGAAAGATATTAATGGTAGCTTCGCTGCTTATTATGCAGATTCTATGGACCAGTCTTGCCCTGGCGAAATACACGCGCACGGTTTCCCGGCAGATGATCCTGAAGCAAAACGCGAATACGAAAAAGCGGCAAAAGATTTCTGCATCGATAACCTTTCAGTATTCGATAAATAAGGCGGCAAAATGGCGTGGCGCAATCACGGCGATTATGTGTACACGTTGAAACAGGCCGCCCGCCTCGTCGGTTATCATGAGCACGAATTTATTGATTTGCTGATTGAGCGCGGGATACTGTACCAGGTCTGTTTAACGCTGTACCCGAAAGCGAAATACCTACAGGAAAAGTTATTCATCATCATGACGGATGAAAACCAGGTTAATCATTCATTCGTCACTGATAAGGGCGTTAATTATCTGCGTGATAACCTATAGGACTGTATATGTTAAAGTACGACGGTCAAGGAATGGTTAGGTTTACGGGTTTTGCTAAAGGGAACAATAGAGAATTAACAGAATATTACAGTTTAGATATTGGTGACGTTTACCGCGTGGAAAGATGTCTGCCTTCAATTAATGCCTTCATAATTATAAATAAAGAAAATCAAGGGGTGCTTGTTACATTTAACGAAGTGGAGTTACCTTAATCAATAAAGTAGACGAAGTGATCGAAATGTTTTGGTAGTGGCTGGCGCGATTGCCATCGTTTACGCCTTTCTTAATTAAGCGAGGTTGATTATGAAAATCGAAGTTTTAGCACTAATCGCAATGGGGTTGATGGTATTTGGTGTTCATGCTGTAGATCTGGACTGGAAAACGATAGCAGAAAATATAGCGTTAATGGAAATGGAATAATAATAACCCCGCTTCGCGCGGGGTCGTGTTTATACGCCATCAAGCAAGAATAAAACTTCCCTACCCTCTCTCGATCTGCATCCGACATACCCGTCACCAACATCATGAAGATACCAGATCTCGCCATTGTCAGCCTTTACAGTAAGATCTTTAATTTCATAGTCGTCAAAGAATGTAAAAGCGCCAGTGCGGTCCACTACACAAATACCATACATATTAACCTCCATCATCTGACGACTTGCTCAAATGTTGCGTTTAGCGTGTACAAAGACCCGTCTTTAGTCATGCTCCATCGACGGCAAACAAAAAGCCTTTGCACGTTATCCATCGACGGCGACCAGTAAAAAGCCTCTACCGCGCCGCGCGCCCTCAAGAATGCTTCCGCCTGGATTGCTACGTTTTCACCATCACCGCATCCGGCGCTACTGCCTTTAAATACCAGGGTGTAGCTATCGAGTAATGGATTGATACCTTTCACCTGCCTTTGCTCATAACCATCACCCAGCTTAACAACAGACACGTCTGGCTCCCTGGTCACGCTGTAGCTTCGTTGTGGCGTCCATCTGAACACTTCCGGCATAAAACCCCCATAAGTTACATTTTGTATATATCTTTACGCGCTTCTACGCGAAAAATGAGATCTTCATCACAATGATTATAGCTAGTTTACAAAATGGCTTCACATAGTACGCAACAAGATGTATATAGAAAGCAAGAAGAAAAGCAGTACCAACGAAGGAGGCCCAAAATGAAACGCTATGTAGTGGTAATGCTAAACAACGCATTCGAACAAGTGGAAATAGCAATCGTTAAGGGTTTCGACGACGCATTCAAATACGGTCAATTCATGATGAATGCAAAAGAAGATGAATACCGTGATTTCTTCCTGAAGGCTCTTAATTAAGGATAATCGGGGGTGAGCTATGAAACTGGTAGCGATTGACAAAAACCTGAAAGTACAGAAAAACGCACAGGACCGGATTATCAAGAAAGGTAAGGAACTGCTTAAAGCATTTTTGAAGAAAGAGGCGCGCCCCAAAAAGTTACGCGATGGTTATGGCTTTAAATTCGATATCAATCCTGACTGGCGGCTGTTTAGCGAAGATCTCAAAGTCTGGTTAATCATCGATCATCTGGAATATAACAGGCACTGTGGGGTGAAAGGCGCTCACAAGTGATTCGGATTTGAATGTTGCGGAGGAAAACAAAATGAAAACTACAGCAAGCAAAAGCAACATTAAACGCATGGCCTGGGTGGTTAAATGGATGGATAGCAAAGGTGAGACATACACAGAACCGTTTTTCAGATACACTGACGCTGTATTTGCAAAAAGCGCAAGAGGCGGAAAAATTGTGAGAGGATATACAAGTTTTGAGTAAATTTATTCATGTAATTAATAACACAATGGAGGTTGATAATGATTATTCATGAAACGCAAGAATGTAGAGGGATTAATCTTAGCATTGAAGAGGATGGGCGATTATGGATCGTGAGCGACTGCGAAATGATTGTAATAGACAAAAAGCAAGCCGCTGAACTAATAAAAGCATTACAGCTTTATGTAAACGGCGAATTTAAAAATGATGAAATTGAATAAAAATAGCCCCGGCATTGTGCCGGGGTTTTGTTTATTTGCGGCGCGGTTGCAATATTCCGCCAGGTCTTTGTGATTCCCTTGTTATCATCTTCATTGCTACACGTTCCATTGTTTGCTCAAGTCTGCGACTGTCTTCGTCGCTAAATCCGTTTGTGGTCTGAATGTTGATATTGACAGGCATACTAATGCCGCCGCCACCGCCAATATCACGCCCAGGAATAACCCTGCCATTCTCGCCGGGGATCATGTATTGATTTCCGTTAGATGTCTGGAATAGCTCCGTCCTGTTATGTTCCCCGACACGGTACATATTGCCACCAATAACGCTACCACCATTAAAGCGACCGCCTCCAAAAATTGACGTAGCCAGCGACATGATCGCAGTAAGTGCCGCCGAACCAGCCGCAGCCCATGCGCCGCCAGTTGATGCCGCTGTTGCCGCCGCCGCCGGGGCCGCCGCCGCAGCAATCTGGCCTTGCGCCGCTACCGCGCCCGCCGTGGTACTTGCCTGAGTCGCTTTGCTTTGCGTTTCCATCATTATCTGATCTGCTATCCAGTTGGCAGCTATATCAGAAAGTCTGTTGCCGATATTCCCTAGTATATTGCTCCCTAAGTTAGCAAAAACATCGCTCAACGATTGAGTACCGTTAAGCAGGCCAACAAGCGCATTACTCATGCCGCCTTTAAGGCCATTAACGCAATCACCGATAAGGCCGTTTGTGTCGCTTTGCGCCTGCCATTGTTCCCACTTCAGATCGCGGATCTGTTGCTCATAGGCTAACAGTTCCTGTTTCTGTTGCGCTTCCGTCACGCCCAGGTCGATAAGCATTTGCTTACGGACGGCCCATTCATTTTGAACCTGCTGAATAGGGTCTACTTCGCCCTTTAGCTGATCCATCGGGCTTACTATTTGCTCCCATTTGTCGCGCAATTCCTCTACCGGAATTTGTGCTAATTCTTCCTTCAGTTCCTTACCTATCCCTTTTTGCGCGGCGCGGTACTCAAGGAGGGTGATTTTACCCTGGGCGAATGCAGCATCAATGGCCTTGCCGTTCTCTAATGCTTTGCGCATAGCGGCGGCGTCTTTGTTGTACTGGTCAGAAACGCTTATGCCTTTGTCACCAAGCCGATCAGCTTCAGATTTCTTCTCTTTTTTCTGTTTTTTCGGTTTGTCTACTGGCTTGTCGAATCCGGTAATCACTCCGTCATTGGCGGCATTCTGTTCATTTTTCCTTGCTTCCTCTGTAGCCCGGATTGCTGCGGTCAGATCATCCTGTAATTGCATGACCTTGCCAACGGTCTTACCGTATTTCTTCTCGTAGTTGCTGTTATATTCGTCGGTTTGCTCTCCTACGACCTCCTTCATCCATTTGTAGGCGTCCATTAGTGCCTTGATTGGCGTCACCATTGCGATGATCTTCTCGGCTACCTCGCCAGCCTTGATTCTGACATCTTCAAACATGTCGATGAATTCGCCACCAGCCGTATTCAGGGTGTTAAAGCAGGTTTTAGCGAAATCAGCGCCTTCACCTAAAGCCTTAACACCTTTCGTTACAAGATCGATACCAGCAACAACCGTATCGGATACACCGAAAAGATCATCCAATTGCTCAACAAGTCCCATAACCTCGACTTTAAGCTCATTCAGGGCCATACCGGATGTGCGCGGCAACTGTGCAAACTTCTCGTTTGTTTCCTGCGTAGCCGCCTGGATTGCGTTGACCATCCTTTCAGCTGTGATCTTGCCATCCAGCATTTCTGCGCGGAATTGACCCATTGATAACCCCATCTGGCGGGCCATTGTCTGCACGATGGTTGGGGTGTTCTCTAACAGGCTGTTGAATTCTTCAGCACGCAGCACGCCGCCGTCTATGGATTGACGGAATTGACGCATGGAGTTAGACATCTGTTCCGCTGACGCGCCACCCAACGCCCCCATTTTCTGAATCGTACCTACCAGATTAAGCAATTGCCCTTCAGTGGCGGACGTGTTCTTCAGTGAGATAGCCAGGCCTTGCCACAGATCACCTGTATCCTTCATGCTCTGACCTGTTTCTTTTGATATTGCTTTCAGGCCGTCGAAAACCCGTCCGGCAGACTCCGCATCACCTGTCAGCATTTTGATTTTTACGCGAAGCATTTTTGCTTGCTCCGCCATATCCATGAATTGGCGCACAGCCTCCGCAGCAATTAGCAGATGGATAACCCTGGTTAGCGCCTTGATGGATGTTTTCAGGGTGTTTACCTGGCGGTCAGCCTGTTTTGCGCCGCGCTCTATACGGTCAAAAGCCTGGTCGGCCTGGCGCTGCGCAACGAGAAGTTGACCAGTTTTCGCGTCAACTTCGTAATAAATTGTACCTACACTGGTAGCCATGATTTAACCTCATACAAGATGTGATCTATGTCTCTATTTTATACAAAATGGCTTCACTTCAACGAATACATTTTGTATAAAGAGGCTAAAGGAAATGGATAGAGTAAAGGGATTTAAAAGGACCGGATGAACCGGAGGAAGCAAAAGAGGACAAGAAAATGAAAAACGTAAACTACCGTCCCAACGAACATGAACGCTATGCGGATTTCATTGAAGAAATGTTAAAATCACTTAAAAATAAAAACTAAGCGTGGTGGGTTATGAAACAGTTAGCAAAAGTGGCAATGATTGCGGCGGTATTGGGTCTGGTTGGTTGCAATGAGGATAATGAAAAAGCGCCTATAGTGACCACTCAAGAACAACAAGCATTGGCTGAGAAAAATGCTAAATGGCTTGCGGAACAACAAGCAAAACAAGCCGCATATGAGGCACAGTTAGCAAAAGAAAAAGCTGGTAAACAGTGGCTTGTGGTCGAAAGAAAAGATGATATGCAGGACACAAAAAACGTGTTCCTTTTTGTGAAAGCAGATCATTTTAGCGGAAGTCTTGATGCCTTCCCGGCACTGAAGGCACAGGATAAGAATAAACCGGTATTAACAATTGCTTGCCAGGGTAATAAAACAAAAATGTTCGTAGCATGGTCACACCGTGTAACTGACGCCGGGGACGCTACTTATATTAACTACCGGATCGGCGATCACAAAGCTGTAGCCACTGAATGGGGGCGGTCAACTAACTATAAAGCTCTTGGATTATGGAACGACAAAAAAGCCATCCCAATGATTAAAAATCTGGTTAACGAAAAACAATTTATCATTGAAGTAGTGCCGGAAGCTGGCGACATTGAGAAAGCAGTGTTTAACATTGATGGTCTTTATAACCACATCGACAAAGTAAAAAACGCTTGCAACTGGAATTAAGGGTGAAACATGAAACGCGATGAATGGATGAGAAAATGGGAACATAAACAAGTAGCATATAATCGCAAGATGAACCGCGAATTTGACTTCGGTGTCGCAGAGCGTGATTGTGGGTATAAAGGAAATCTAAATGGTGCATATGTTCAACATGTTGGCGATAAACAGTATTATTACATTGTCAACTTCAACCATGTATTGCACGCAGATCTGGTTGTTATTGATGGGAAAACAAAAATAGTAGCGAATAAACGCATTAATAAGAACGCAGCAATCAATATATTAACAGTAATTCGCACACAGATGAATGTGCTTTACGAAAAAATAGCATAAGCGAACTTAACAAAAACGCCCGGATCTACCGGGCTTTTTCTTGCTCACGATTTTTCATCATTTCTAACACCCTTTTAGCGGCCTCCATTTGCTCGTCATAAGCACGTTTATTTATGTGAACGTTTGGCTTGCTTCTTTCGTTTCTTTCGTCTGGCGGCGTTTTAGCGCGTACGGCTGCCCTATATCCGGTCATTGTCATATTCCATGCTTCTGATTCTGATAACCCCAGGTGAGCTACGGCAGAATAAACGAATTCCAGCACGTTAAAAGTCGGCTTATATTCCCCTTCCCGGATCTCTTCGGCGTCTTCTTCTGGCCCGTCACCGATTAAACCGTGATACATGCAATGTTGCGCCAGCGTGATAACGTCACTGGTCGGCATCAGTCCGGGTTTTAGTCGCAATTTGCCGGAAGGAGTAAACCTACATTCACCCAATAACGGGCCTATTTCGTCGTCTGAGCAACATTTCAGAATATGCATTGACGTTTGCACTATCTCACCATAACACCGCGCCAGAATGCGATTGCGAAGGTCTGGATCTGCTGGCAATCGTGATGGATATTTGCCACCGTGGATGGTTGCGAAGTATTCGACCAGTTCGCTGTCACTGCCGATCTTAGCCATTGCAGCGAAGCAGGGATTAAACACGTACCGCCTGCCGTCTACCATCGCCGCAAATTGTCCTGTTCGAACATGAATCATAACTTTCACCCTAAAAGAAAGGGGCCAACGGCCCCGATTATTAATATTGATTATTATGCTGCCGGGATGTCACCAGCGGTAACTTTACCAGCGCTTGAGCACTCAATAGACCAGGTTGAAACATCATCGTGAGGGTCTTCCTCTTTAAAGGAAGTGCAAAGGAACGGCCCTTCAATCACGTCAACCGGGGAAACAATCTTCAGCCATACATAAGGTTGACTGCCAGTAGTTTCACCAGGGTTAATGGTATGACGTTTCAATGCCTTCTGGTTGTGGATTTCTTCAGTACGCGATACACCATCGCCGGAGAAAGAAACAGATTTGTAAGTAACCATTGATTCTTTCGTGTAGTCTGCTGATTTATCAGCGGTGGCGTCTGCGGTTTCCCATTCGACGGAAAGCGTCTTACCACGCATCATACCTAACGCTTTGTAATCGTCATCTGACGGCTTAGCATTTGGACAAGCGATAGCGAAGAATACAGCAACGTCGCGGCCCAAAAAAGCGCCATTTTCGCAAGTCTGAGACATGTTAATTACCTCTTATCTGGATATGATAGTTTGAAAAGCTACGGTAAAAATAAAGCGCCCTTCTCTGGTTTGCATTGCAGGAATAGCGCCAACTGGCTTCATGTGTGTAATTTTATCAGTTTTATATTCTGTTAACATACTTTGGCGGATGGCGTCGGCAAGGTCTTCAACTTCACTGATATTTGCATCATTACGCGCGGAAATAACCAGGATGCGGAAATAATCACGGGTTATTGCTTCCTCACCAGCCGCGCCGCCGTTTTGCTGGATGACAATGTATCTGTCGTTATTTGAATTGGATCGCTCATTCCAGAAACGGGCCTGCAAAATATAGCCTTCATCGTACCCGTGGGATTTAATCCAATCCCTTATTTCGTCGTATACTTCGCTGCGTTTCATGTTTTGTAACCTTCTACAATCTCTTTATAAATATCGTCGGCGTTGTTTGGATCTTCGAATGCCTTGCGCAAAAATTCCGGCTCCGCGTTTGGGTCCCAATATTTACCTTTTCCAGTACCGCCGCCGAACTCAATTACCTGTTTCGGCCCGAAATCTGAAAGGTTATTTGTTTTCCCGAAATGTTCGCGCGGCTGGCCTTTTAATGTGCCCGGCATATTGTGCACCCATTCAGCGTAACGGGCCGTATATCCCAGCCGTAACTGCATACCCTCCGCCGTGTTACCTATATACTGAAATTGGCTGTTAATTAAAAAACCCGTATCAACGGGGGTCATGTTCGCCGCGAAGCCACCAGCCAGCATCCCTGCTCGCCATAACACCTCATGAGTTTTCTTATCTGTGATTTCCTTTAGCTCCTGCTTTAATCGCTCCCTGACACGTTTAACACCCTTGATAGGCATGATTAACCCCCTGTCACGATCTTATAATCCGGCGTGTCGTTAAACATGCTCATATCCCATTCAACGATTCCGGTTATAACGTTCGCACCTGCCGCCAGCGGGTCGGAAATATCAGTGGTGTCACCAGTGGCAATCATCCAGCCTTTTTCCGGGCGCTGTACTGGCTGCATATTGTGAAGCAGTTCAGTAAATACGGTTATTGTATTGCTAACCTCATTGCCGTTTGTGTCTGTTGCCGTGCCGTCGGTGCGCTCCCATGAGCAATCAATCAGGTATGGTGCACCGTATACATCGGAGTTTGTCCAGTCGTCATGCGTTACGGGGTAAATGGTGGCTAATGCCTTGTAGCTGAATCGCGCGATCTTACTCATAGCCATAGCTCCATTTAACAATTTTCGGATGGGTTTTCGCCACGCGCGGGCAAAGAATTACCCATTCGCCAGCATCATTGAGATAGGCGGCAACCTGTCGCCCAGTGTCAGTCTTCACCCATACGCGGGTGAATAGCTTAGGTAATACCGGGTCCGGTAACGTTAGGTCGTTCCACATGGTTACATCCTCCCACTCTTACCGATCCATAGTCCGGCATGTGCGGTGGCTTCAGGATCTGCGGGAATCAGTTCGGCTGTGCAATTATGCCTGTCAATCGAGCGTAGCAACGAGCAAGCCGCCTTCCATTTTTTATTGAAATCAACATAGCGGTAAGACTGGCTTGCACCGTTCGGACCTGTGTGTGAGGAAACGTATTTATTCGCCTGTGTGAGTCCTAATAGCCCGATCAGATAAAGCTGAATTAATGTTGCAGTGGAGGCCGGATAGTTAGCATCAAGGCATTCATTAACGCTATTTGCCTGTTCCACCAGCAAAGATAAGATAATGTCTGGCAGGTCAATACCCTGGCTTTCAAGATATTCCCGCGCCTGTTCTGTAGTGACCATTTTGTTTGCTCCACATACAAAAAAAATCCCCGGCGCGATGCCGGGGAGTTTCAGAGAATATATTAATCAGGTGTTGCTGCCGTAAACAACACCCGAACGACCTTTCATGTCACAGGTGATCTGCAGACCCTCGGCGGACATAATGCGGAAGTTGTAGTTATCAGTCGGCATCATGCGCGGTAACGGAACTACGCCAGTGGTCATACCAATCAGCGGGGTGATGACGCTGCGACTACGCTGATAAGCGATAAATTCGTTGCCAGTCAGTGCATAGGTCTGGCGAATATCACCAACCGGAACAAACGGCTTGATAACATCCAGCACACTACCAACAATTGCGCCATTAACGATGTGTGGGCGTGCCAGGTTAGCCATGATTTCTGGCGATACCCACATTACATCGTATTTAGCTACGAAGTTGGCGCGGGCCAGTTTCCCGAACTCACCAGTGGTAAAGAATTCAATAATCTTATCGAAAGTCGCGGTGGTCAGGTCGATTTTAGCGACAGTTTTCAGTTTAAGTTGCTGGGTGTTTTTGTGGTTTTTAATACCCATTGCTTTATGACCATCAACCACGATGCGATCGTTACCATTCAGGTAGAACTGGACGCGTGCTTTGTTGAATTTTTTCAGTTTAAGGCGCTGGCTGTCTAATGCAAGGTCGATGCCTACAGTATTTAAGCCCTGAGCTAAACGCCAGTTAACACCGTAACCCGCTGCGAACATCGGGATCGGGTCGCCATCGCTGCCGTATTCGGTGTGATCAAAGCCGTGTGGCGCTTGACCATCCATAGACATTACAACTTCATCATTGATGTCACCGGATACGTTGTACATTTTCAGCGTTTTACCGATTGGCAGTACGGTTTGCACACCCATCAGGTCGTTTACGATCTCAATACCGATTTCTTCGGTGTTCAGTTCGATAATCTGGTTATCGATTTCTTTCCAGAATTCTTTTGCGAAGCCGCCGACGGCGTTACAGGTCAACATTTCAGCGGTCATATTTGCCTGATTTGCTGCAATCATGGCGTTGTGCTGCTCGTTGAAGATGTTGCGTTGCGCCCACAGTTCTTTCCAATGGCCCTGCATACGGGCGTTGGTGGCAAGGTTTTCTTTTGTAAAGTACATGTTTTTCCCCTTTTAAATTAAGCAACGCGAACGCGGATAAAATCTTCCGCCTCCAGGGTTACGTCTTCCTGGCAGTATGCGACAATCGGATCTGCGGGTACTGACTCAAGCGGCTCGGTAAACAGCTTGACGCCATTAGCCGTGAAAGCGATAGCTGCCCCCTTTTTGTATGCTGCGGCAGGAACACGAAGAGCAAACTCACGGCCCTGCTCCACATAATCAGCAACAACGGTTGCGCCTTTAGCAATTTCATCAGCAATGGTTTTGCCTTCATGGAATGCCGGGTTAACGATGAAAAGTTGGGCCTTGCCAACATCTGCAAGGGCTGCTTTAGCGAATTTACCTTCAGCCAGTTTAACCAGTTCACCAGGCTTCACCGCCTCATTGGCTGCATAGGTTTCGGTAATTGACTTACCATCAATATTTACACGACGAAAACGAAACATTGTGATCCCCTTTTAATTAGAAATAGGTGTTAAAGTCTGGTACTTCGCCTTTTTTACCTTCGCTTGCTGCGTTGGTAGCCATCGGCGCTGCTTTGCCCAGGGATTTAAACATTGCATCGAGCGCATCACCGCTTAATGCGTTAGCAACAATTTCGCCGTGTACTTTCGCAACTGCGGCGCGTTTTTCTGCTACTTCTTTATTTGCGTTTGCTGCGATCTCTTCTTTAATCGCTTTCTGATTGGTCTGTAATTCTTCAACGCTTGCCTGCACTGGTTTTAATGCCTCTGCTACTGCATTAGCGATATTAGCGGCTAAGCCTTCGTTAATTTCTTTTACCAGTTCGGCGCGTTCTTCTTTGGTCAAAGGCATGGGATCGTCCTCCGATTTATTGGCCTTAATTTTTTCATTCAGGGAGAAAAGATTAGAAAGGTGTTCAGCGAACTGCGTAAACCAGGATTTACTTTCCTCGTTGGTTGCAAGCTCGCCATTATTGAGAATAATTTTATCAGCCTGTTTTTCATATGCGCAAACTTGAGCACTTTCAGTATTAGTGGCGATCGTCACTTCTTTATCAGTGAAGTCCACCACATACACATAATCGGCATCAGGGAATAATTCCCGCGCGGCGTCGGTTAATTGTTTCTCAAGTGTGCGGTAGCTGTTTTCTTTCATTGCCACCGCCATTAACGGTTTCGCCTGGTCAGTATTAACCATCAACCCTACACCCTGTTCAGGTGAAGCGGCGGGCGGCTCATGCAGCAAAATAGCGTCATGGTCGATCGACATGATTTTAACAACGCTGTCAGCGCCCTGGGCTTTCATCTCTTCAGTGGCTGGCATACGTTGACGATATACAGCGACGGATGACCAGATCGGATCTTTGCTTTCTCCTTTCTCCAGTGCTTCCAGTCTGCTTAATAATTCGCGGCCTTGCTCTGAATGGCTGGCGGTTTCCACATCCACCCATTTTTCCACATAAACACGGTTGCCGCGTAATTCAACGTTTCTATTCCACGCTCCACAAAAACCCGTGTTTAATCCTTCCGGGCTAAATGCGGAAACAAATTTACCGTCCACGGTAGGATGACCTAACGGGGCAAGTGTTCCCTCCAGCGACTGGTAATTAGCGATAATTTCAGCTTCCGGGTAATATTCCCGATTCATAACAATATTGAAGGGCAACGTATATGACGGAACTACAATGTGTTCACGCCCGTTATACGTTTCCCGGCGTATGGTATTAGCGGTTAATTTGGTATTAACCTGAATCAATTCTTTACTCACGGTTTTACTCCCAATCTTCGCCATATTTAGCGTGCGCAACCTTATAGTTTTCTTGCGCCCGATCTAATATTCGTTTGTTTAATATGTTACCGTCTTCGTCAACCAATACGGTAATCGTGCTACATTTGCAGTTAATTGAATTTGGGGATCTGCTCCACCATTCGCGCTGCTCATCTATGGTGTATGTTTTCCCGTGCCGCTGCGCGTGCGATAGCCTGGTAGTCGGTGACAATGCCGAAATGTGCATTTGCATGGTGCGCAGATTAAGCTCTTCTGTCGCCGCTTCTGCCTCATCCATACGCGCTGTGCGTAACGCTGTGCATATTTCAGTTCGGGCAATACGTTTGCACCTGTATAGCGGCAATTGCGTTTCCTGCTGCAATGTGCGCGCTATTTCCAGTGGATTTAAACCACGGGCCATCCCTTCGGTTAATCGCCGGGCCATATCCTTCTTGATCTGTGCTGTTAGCCCGCGCATTTCCTCAAATACACGGGTACGAACAAGGGCAAGGCGCGTGCGGTAAGTCGTACTTGATAGCACGGCGGATACATCAGGATAAGCGCTTGAGTAAGTAACAGACTGGTTGGCAAGGTTGGCGTATTCCTGTGCCGTGCCGCGCTGATATGCCACCTTCACGTATTCCTGCCAAAACCAAAAACTTTCCGGGTCGGTTAGCTCGAATATCTCATCAATCATGTCGCTGGCGTCCTCCAGCATGTCGTGCAATTCATCCATGTAAATCTGGAAGGTGTATTTTTTATTAACAGCCAGGCTATATTGTATTTTGTCCAGTATGGCGATATATGGATCGGCTATTTTCTTCAGGCAGGATTTAAAACGCTTAATAGCGCCCGATCGCAACTTCCCTGTCATGGTCGGGTCTTCGGTGTTAGATGGCATTATCGCGGCTGGAGGTATTCGCCTGATTATCTTCTTCACCCTCATCATCGTCCTCCTCTTCCGTTTCTACTTCACTGGCTGGGCCATCGTATCCGGCAGCCTCGCGAATCTCGTCACCGCTAAATATTTCTTCACCAGTAGCAAGACATGCCTGATTGATTTGCGCCATCTTGTGTGCCGCTTCCAGTAGTTCGGCTTTGGTCATAGCGTTAAGGTCATCCCATAGCACTGATATGTCGCGTGGCTCACTGGTAAGGCGTAGGTCTGCCAGTTTGCGGAATAGTTCTTCAAGCTCGCCTCCGATTTCCTGGCGGCGGGTCATGCATCGGTTATTGAAATAGCGGAGATCTTCAGTTGATGCTCGTTCACCCTGTTGATTCCCAACTAGGATACGCGTTGGAATGTCGATACCAGCGGCGGCGGTTTGCAGGTTGACGTCATAGGTTGCTGACGGGTCAGATACGGCAGTCACCAGCGGGCTTACTGTTGCCCCCTGTAATGCCATCATTACGTCATTACCCTTATTCATTTCAGCCGCAGCCTCATTGAATCTTTCGCGTAACTCTGTAACGTCGCAATCGTATGTTGCAGCCAGGGAACGGAAGTCAATCTCTTTATCGAATGAGATAGCAAGCTGACGGGCGGCGTTTTTCAGGAATGATTCACCGCTACCACCTTCCACTTTCTCAAGCGAAACGAAAGCGTTATAGGATGGCTCAAGGAAAGCGATAGCATCATCAGAATAGTCACCAAATATGAATATGCGGTCAGGGTGGATCTTTCTCGCAATGGTCTTACTGTTAATGCGTTCTTTGTATTCCCACCATGTCGGCAGGCCATAGTTTTCATTATCCGGGTTTTCTTCGAAGTCCTTCGGTGTAAGAGCACCAGCCCATACAGGGGTAAATTTGGCAATGCCTACGCCTTTTGTTACAGGCTGATCCCACGGCTTACCATCCCTGACATGAATCAACAGGCCAGCATAACGACCGATGAGGCGGCGGCGATCGCATTCTGCAATGATGCGCCAAAATCTGTTATCAAATTGTTTTTTGATTTCTCTTTCCCAGGGTGTTTCCGTTTCCGCTTTCTCGTCTTCAGTTCCTTCAATCATCGTTGGCCTGGTGCGCCAGCAAGTAGTAACAATCTTTTCTACAGCACCATGAGCGATGCCGCCGCGTCTGTACAGTTTGTATAGATCGTGATACGTGATCTCTTCTTTGAATCCGTATTCACTCCACGCAGCATCACGTTTGGCATCTATCCCCATAGTGAACGGGTGTGCAGCTGCATAGCGAGCAAAGGCCGCCTGGCGTTGTGACAAGGCAGCATTAACCGCCAATTCTAAATTGGATGGCATAATGTTTACTCCTGAATACATGTTTACGCGTTGCTACGCGAAAAATAGAAAAATTCGTGATGGATTGTGAGATGGTTTTTAAAATCCGCGCAGGCGCTTAGGTAACATAAGGCCCATTGCCTGTGGCTGGCTTAATTCAGTGATGCCCCACACCATAGCGTCGAGGCGGTCAGGTGATTTTTTAGCGGTAGCTGGCACGTATTCCATCATTTGATTTTCCAGCGTGTACAGACTGCCAGTGTGGGCTACCCTTCCTTGTGCATACAGTGCCGATATTGGCTCGGCGCGGGCGAATTTACCCTTGCTTGCGTGCACCTTAACAATGCGACCTTTAAATCCGGCATTGCGTAGCGTGGCCTCTGCCATTTCGCCGCCCTGGTTGGTTTCGATAACTATCGCGTCAGCTTCATGGATGTTATAAGCGTTCATTGAGGCTTGCGCCCAGTCGTTAGGAGACATGCGGCCTGAGTAGTCACCGTCTACAGAATACTGAGCGTACTTGCCGCCACCATAAGCGGAACATGCTACGATCCCGGTTTCGTCCGACTCATCAGATGATGTTGTTGCCGGGTCGATGGCTATCACCGTGCGGATCTTGTCCTGCGTTATCTGCATCCGGTGCGCTGCGGTTATCATCGCTTCAGTCCACAATGCACCCTCTTCGTCGAACTTACGCGGGCGCTGCATGTACTGGGCCTCAAATGACCGTCTGTGTGCCTTCAATCCAGCTTCATGGGCGTCATTGTGTTTTTTAGGCCATAGCCAGCCATCAGGCAGGTTGTGAGCAATAGGGATAGCGAACTCGTTTTCAGGGTACAGATCCCGGTAGTCAACGCTGTTGTCGATCTTCACTGGCAGGTTAAGGTGATACCACTTTTCACCGCTCCCACCGCGTAGCAGGTAGCCGGACAAGTCATCGTAGTGGATGCGCTGCATGATGACGATAACAGGCGTCGTTTGCACTGCCAGACGTGAAGCAAGCGTGTCGTTATAGTTGGTGTTAACCTGCTTTCTCACCACGTCAGAATAAGCGTCAGCGGGTTTTAATGGGTCGTCGATGATTAACGCGCCGTTAAATCCTGGTTCCATATACCCCGCACGGAACCCAGTAACCTGGCCAAGCGATGACGTTGCATACACGCCGCCACCGTATTCAGTCCACCACATCGATTTACTGTTTGCATCGTTGCGGATCTTCATGGGCCACATTGCCTGATATTCAGGCGTGCAGATCATGTTTCTTACAGTCGAGGAATTGAGTAGCGCCAGGTTGTTGGAATAGGAAACGTGAAGGAATCGTGTGCGGGGATTTATTGCGAGGGACCGCGCCATCATATTGATAGTTGCGATCATGGTTTTACCGTACCCTGGGGGAATGTTAATAATGAGGCGGGTTATCTCACCATTAATAACGCGTTGCAATGCATCACGGATAGCTAAATGATGGCCTGATAATAACATCTTCGTTCCGTTCGCTTGCTTATAGAAGTAGCGATTGAAAAACAGGCCATCGTTTTCACATTTGGACTGAATAACTCGTTCTTTGATTGTCAACATAATCACACCTCATCTTCTACTTCCTGAACGATGCGGGCGATCTCTTCTTTTGTGACTTCTACCTGTACGGGCGCTTCTTCCCTGTTGCCTACGATTTCCTGCGTAACGCGTTCGCCATACTTACGCGGTTGCAGTTTTGCCAATAGCCATTTACGCGTTTCAATCATCAGTTGATGGCGGCGGCATTCGTCTTTATCGATGTTCTCCGCTGCATCGGCTATATCGATGATCTCATCAGCCAATACCTCAAAACCGATCTCCTTCGCGCGCGTGTACATGTCCGAGAACTCTGGCACGTCTCTGAACCATTTGAGGATTGTTGAACGCGCAGGCATATCAGGCATCTTCGAAATCTTGTTAATACTATGACCGTCCGCCACCAGCTCGCAGATTTCTAATGCCTTTTCTTCGGTATAACCATGCGGACGGCCCGTCTTTTTGGCTGCTGGCTTTTTGTCTTCAGCATTTGCCTTTTTCGTGCGGGCCATAATTCACCTCTTAATATTTGTTGATGATATATACGCAAGCCACAAAACTTGCGCAGTATGTTAATACTTCCAACCAGTCGAATAGCTCTTTCATTGCTTACCCTTTATGCGAAGAAAACGATAACGACTAACAGCGAACTTATAGCTATGATTAAGAAATCGACGTCAGACATTGATAATAACCCCAACAATAACAACCGCAGCGATGCACACGAATAATACTGCTTCGATAGTTTCCATATATTCACCTATTGAGTCAGCGCGGTCATGGTAAGAACAATCGCAACAATCAGGAAAAAGAAATCAAGCAATTTCATTTTTAACCTCCTGCGATTCAGTTAACGCTTAAAAGGACGGCAACGATGACGATCACTATAATCATGCAAAAGAAGTCTGCTTCTCTCATCTTTTCAACCCTCGATAAAAATCTACGGCGATAACTGTAATAACAGCCACCAGCAATAGCATTTCGTATGCGTTCATTTGATGCTACCCATAACAAGGCCGATGATGATAATTATGGCGACAGTGCCTAACATCATTCCGCACATAATCGCCAGTAATTCGAATATATCCATGCCGTCACCTATACAACATTCTTCCACCAGAAATAGATAATGACGGCGACCAACGACCACCAGATGAGATCGTAAATATTCATGGTGAATACCTTCAGCTTTCAATGAATATCATGATCGCCAGCCATACAGCGACGCATAAGGAAAGGATAACGAGCGGGTCTACCATAACTCACCTTTACCAAATAGAATTACGATAATCAGTTCAGCTATAAAGGCAGCGACGAACAACCACGCAAGGCATAAATCAATAAAGCCCATACTCACCCCTAACATTTGCTCTTTGTGGCTATCAGTACAGCGATAACAAAACACACCAGGAATACAGAAACACCGATCAATCCGGCTATTGCATAAGCATCCATAATCAGCCTCGTTTAAAGCTCATTACACGCGGTACAAGCGCTTCTTTTGCTTTCGGCTTACGTTTGCCTTTCTTAGCTGGTTTTTTCTCTTCTTTCGGCCCCTCTGCCTGTTCAACTACCTGTTCTGCTGCATCAGTCGCCTTTTCTGCCTGCTCCAATGCCTGCTCAACGACTTCAGCCGCCTGCATCGCTGCGATCTGTGCTTCGTTTGATTCAGCCAGGATGGGGAAGAATGCGTCAAAGATGCGGCCTACCATGTAAGCATAAGTCTCGTTTGCCGGATGAGTTGGATCAGTGGTCGCTACGACGCCTACATCACTTAAAACGTGGAATGTAGTGTGGGCCGCTTCATGTACCAGCGTTCCTAACTCATTGTCGAATACTGCGATCACATAGAAATTACCGCCTTTCTCACCAGTACAAGTAAGCGTCAATCCTCCGGCCAGTTCGAAGTCAGGTTCGATCGGAATCCCTGCCTTTTCGCAAAATTCATAGAACATGTCGCGAGTCGGGCAGAAGAAAACTGTTGTATGCTCAAAGAGCGGGACTTTGAATTGAGGCAACTTAATGCCTTTACCCTTAGCCATCAGAATATTCCTCTATCCTGAAAAATATAACCCCCGCAAAACTGGACACCGCAGGGAGTGAAAACAGCTATAAAACACTAAAAACGGCGCTGAGTGAGTACCGTTTTTAGAATTTTATAAAACTGGATCTGCTTAACATCTCTGGTAAACAGATCCGAACGCTCATCCTACGCATGGCAGGTGAGTTGATGGCGCTTTCTTCTACCCAGGTAGCGCCTGACCTGTTAATGGGACTGTTGATCCGGTATTACGTGTTTTTGAATTTCCGCCGTCGCTCGCGGGAAGGATTGGCCCGGTTATGGCTGGCTGGCGGAAACGGCGACACGTCCACGCGCTGTTATTCTTTGCGTAAGCACTGTGTTTTGATGTAGCCCTGAAGCGCGGTTATCTTCGCATCTTTCTCTTTTAGTTGTTCTCTGAGGGATAGATAAGCCGATTCAGCGTCGGGAGTGAGTCTACAGGAGGCTCCATCAATGCGGCTGGCGGATTCGGCGGAGTCGGACACTCGCACGGGTATTGCGTTGACGCGCAGCCTGATAGTGCCGTTATCAATGCCAGTGCGCAGATCGGCAATGTCAGATCTGATAGCTTTAATCTCATCGTGATACCTCTTATCAAGTTTTGACAGTTCGGCGTTTCGCTCCTTCATCTGCTGAATAGTGTTACTTGCCGTTTTCAGTGCGCCTTTCGTCACCGTGACTTCTTCCTGTAACCTTGCCGTTTCCCCCTGGTAATAACACGTTACGGCGGTAAGTCCGGCAATAATGCAAACAACAGCGGCGATAATTAACGCCTTCACCTTGTCCACGTTTCCCCCCATTCGCAAACGGCATATTCAACATCGCGGCGGTTTACCAGGCCTTGCCACTTCTTACCGCCAGCGTATACCCAGCGTTTAAGCTGTGCGCACGCTTCCGATTTCCTGCCGTCATTGAGTAGCTTTAATAAGGTTGATGTTTTGAAGTTGGTTGCGCCTACGTTATAGGCGAAGGAATAAAGTGCAGCGCGGGTAAAATCTGATATTTCGACTTTGATATATGGGTCAATCGCTTTTGCGGTCTTGTGTAGATCTTTATTTAACAAAGCATCGCATTCTGATTGCGTGTAAGTCTTACCAAGCATGATGTCTTTCCCGGTGTGACCGTAGCAAACAGTCCATACACCTACAACATCACGATAGGGATCGTGTTCCACGCCCTCTAATGGCTTAATCATCACCGCCGCAATAGCGATCGCCCCACCAGCCGCCGCCGCAACAATCTTGTTTTTCAGCGATTGGCTAATCATTTACTTATTCCCCATTCGCGCGTCGTGTTCCTCTTGCGCTCGCTTGTTCTCCTGTGATTTGAAGTAATAATTAACGGCAAATGTGCCTACGGTTGATAAGATACCCACAAAGACGGCAATGTCATTGATGGTTATCGCGCCGAAAAAAGCAGTTACGGCCCCAGTCACATACGCACACGCCTCCCGTATTCTGTCGAACATAGATTTTCCTCCAACAAAGCAAAAACCCGGCGCGGGGCCGGGTAGTTACAGTTTCGCATTGTTAGGTAATATTTTAATCTGCTTGTTTTCGACCCACAAATACGGCTTTACGCAGTTCTGTATATCAGTCCGTTATCAAGCAATGTTTGCATGTGTTCGCGATCCATGTCGCTTAATTCCCAATAAGGAACATCTTCATTCCTTATCATCACCTCTTCGCCTCTTACCAAATAGGCGATGTCAAATACCTTATGAAAATACATACCGTCTTCGATCTCGTTCATAGGTCGCTAACCTTTACCAGTTCACCAGCATCAAGAAATATTTTAATTGTTTCTCGCGTCGTCTTAATGATTGGCGCTACCCACCCGCCACCGCCAACACGGATACGAATATCATCACCTTCCACGCGGTAAAACAACCTGTCGACTACTGTTGCTGCGTACACCCCATCTTCAATCATTTCTTGCGCTCCTTAATGGCTCGCTTGATCTGCACTACCGTAACATCAAAGAAAGCGAGAAAAACCAATACAGGCCAAAAAGGGATCTCAAATCCGCAACGGTCAGCCTCACTAACCTTAATAAAACATGACATCAAGATCGCGCCAGCGATATAAAGCAAAACAGTCACAGCAATAAGGCATTCAATCATAATCATCCTCATCGTCTTCATGTTCAGCCAGGAACTCATCAACTACGCGGCAAGTTACTGGCGGGATGTATTCGAAATCATCAGAATCGAGATCAAGCGTCCTGCTGTCGCCGTCGTCGTCCAGCGTATTCATCCCTAATTCACCGAAAGGGCCGTACCCAATGCGGCCCATATATTCGCAACCAATCGTAAAGCCAGGGTATTCGCCTTTACACCTGATTTTGTATACCTTATTTGATGCGCTCAATTTTAATTCCCCCTTCTTCTCCTTCAGTCATTTTATATTCTGCCACTAGTTCAGCTCCAACCAATCCCACATCAGCATTAGCTATGCCAGGGAACGCCAGATAGGCAAAAATAAGGCTTTTAATTCTATTCAGGTCTTCAAGATGGTCTGCATTAAAAGGCGGTTCAGATACGTGAAAGCATTTAACGTGCGCATCGTCTTCAGTAGCTACACGGAAACATACGCCACGTTCACCTGCGAATTGTCCAATTTCTTTATCTTCTGGAAAATTGCCACGAAAAACCTTAACGCTGATAAATTTAGACATTTGTTATTCTCCTTCGTAAAGAATTGCCACCAGTTCGGCATCCGTTAGCGTGTTGTGATCTTTATAAGTACCGTAGCGAGCAACGAAAGCTATTTCACCAGCTATTTTCCGCCACATAGGGATTGACTCATCAAAATATGTATTCTCCATTCCCTCCCTGTATGCCAGTTCATAAAAACGGCCACGGTTAACATCTTCAATCACGCGGCTATACGTGCCATCGGTACGACTTACACCGCGCCATAGCCTGAACACAACCATAATTAAAACTCCGCACCAGGTAAGCTACGCGCTTTATGCACAGTGTCCTTTTCAAGCCACATATTAGATTTAAGATCCATCATGGATATAGCGGCAACTGGCGCATAATTATTTACTGAGTTGATGTAAAATAGTTGATTTTTGGTAAAAATCATGTCGTCGTCTGTTATATATAACCAATCGCCTCGTTTACCAACAACAACATGAGATCGGCCTAAACTGTCTTTAAATTCGTAATTACAGAAAACATCACCTTTAGGCACTTCAACAAAACAGCACGCTATGAATTTATCGCTTTTCATGATTCAACCCTTCTGGTTTGATGGAGCCATCCGACCCCGTGCTTTATCCTTCTTTGCCTCCTTTGAACCCCAAACACTCCGCGTATTCGTCAATGCTTAATGCTTCTTCACCTGGTGCCAGCAATTCAAAGTAGCGGGCATATAACTCAAAAACCCATGCCGGATATTTAGCGTTAGCGTTCATTTTCTTGCCTCCCCTCCGTCTTTCCGTGGCTTACATATAACAAAACGGCACTGCCTGAACAATGCCATTTTGTATACTTTGTGATTTAGATCACGTTATTATCACAAGCGAAAGCCTCGCAGCTTTCAGAACAACTGCCTGAACCAAACTCTTTCTTGTTAATAATGCTGCTGCGTATCCCTTCTGTTTCCTCCAGTCTGAACAACGCTATTACGTCCTGCAATGCCATTTTGTTGCGATACATTTCCGGCTTACCTTCCTTGCAATCATGCTCTGCAATGCAACTACAAAACTGGTCATATAGTTCAGGTTCATCTCTTGCTGCCAATGCCAACTTCTTGTTGCTCTTCTTAATGCAGAAAACACAATTACCAAGATGTTCGGGGATCTCTAAATCAAATGGCTGCCCTGACCACCAATCAATAATATCCTGCTTCTCAAAGTCACTTATATCTGCCAGATAGTGAAAACCCTCCCTTTCGTGTAGTCTGCGTGGCTCATCTGCCCTAATACCTAACCAGCGTTCGTAATTGCCTTTGCCATAGTGTTCATCACAATACTTTTCAAAAGGTAGCTGTTTCATCCTGTGAGTACAGAATGCCCCGCCGATATAAGGATGACCATAATGTTCCAGGATTCTCCGCCACGGAACAAGGTCATATTTTACATCATCAATACCAATGATCTCGTAACTGAATTTACCGTATTTAATTGCAGGAGGAACGCAGCGGAGGCAAGTTATTTTAATGTTGAAGTGTGAGGCTAAATTCTTTATAAACTCGTATGTTTTGGGGTGTTCAGCCCCTGTATCCATAAAGATGACCTCTGCGTCATGGTGAATTTTCAATACCTCTAGAGTCATGTAAGCAGAAGTCCTTCCGCCACTGAACGATATTACTTGATGTTTCATAGGCAATCACCTTAAATCAGAAGATACCTTTATAATCGACCGTGTATTTTGCTATCAGTTTCCAGTCGCAATAATTTTCCATGTCGCGCGGTTGCCAGCCTTTCATGCCGACCGCCCGCCGCGCTGCATGACGGCGATAATCATCGTTATAGTCAGTTATGCACCACGGCTGGAGAACAAACATATAATTGGCCTCATTAACCAGGATAACTACCCGTTTCCCTGTTGCCTTGTCTTTTGCTCTGAAATAGTTCACTTTCACTTTCATTTTAATACCTCGTCGATCAACATTTCTTCCTCAATGTTAGCCGGACGTTTACGGAATATCCCGGCGAAGACAAGATCTTCCAGTAGGTCTTTGCGCTTAAATAACCATTCCTTCATTATTACCCCGTCATCGCTGCGATATACGACGCCGTTTTTCAGAAAATAAAAAGTGCGGGTATTTGTCTGAAGGTATAGATCTTCGTAAACGTCCATGATATTAACCCTCTACCACTTGCAGCCCGCGCCCCTTGTCGCCCACGAAGTCGCCCAGGCTGAACGTATACGACCACGCAGGATTGATGTAATGGTCATCAGCACCAGCGGCAATGAGATCAGCACCGTTAATCATGCAAGTAACATCATCGCTATGAACGACATTAACGACCTTACCAACAACCTGTTTCAATGACGGGTAGCCGTGATCGTGCAAGAATTTAACTTTCATATTTCTTTCCCTTGTAAGTGACAGCATCAGTGACCAACAATACCGCCAGCATTTCACCGTCATGTAATGGGTCTGGAATAGCAAAAAATATGTCGCTGTTTTTGTCCGGCACTACAACGCGCATATTTCCTTGTTTGTCTTCATGAACAAACCACGGCTTTTCGTGTGGCTCAAACATACCAAAAAGCAATTTAAGATCTATTTCTTCGCCCTTCGTAAATAACGATACATCCGTTGTGGCAATAACTAACGCTTTCTTGTCTGCCATTTTCTTCGCTCTCATTACTCTGTACCCCCAGCGGTCAATGCTGATTAAAAAGTCCCGGATAGCGTGGCGCTCGTCGCGCGTTGGTTTGCGCTTACGGTAAATTTTAAAATCGAACCATGCCTTTTCTTGTTCGAAATCCAGGTCGTAAGCAAGCGCCTCAATATATCCGCATTCGTGATACTGGTACGCTACGCCAGCACGAACAAAAAAGCGGGTTTTATCCCGCTTGTGTTCATAAATACGCATATTTACCCCGTTATGCAGTTGTGTAGCTGTCTACCAGCTTTTCATCCTTCATCCTGGCAAGCTGTGCGATATTCATCGTGTAGCCGCCATCAGAGAAAAGACCCTCGGCAACTTTGCGGCGAAAAGTGATATCGTCATGCAAGCGCGTCCATGTAGCGATCGCCACGCGCTTTCCGTCAGTGGCAAACATAGATAATTCATTATCAACTACGTCGATAGCCTGCCAGATTTTTAGCTCCATGATTTATCCCCGTAAATTTTGAATAATTCCCGTGCTTCCTGATCTTCGAATAACTTCATATGCAGATCATGCAGGCGGCGCATTGTGCGGAAGCGCGGTCTGAATTCCTGGTTTCTTTTAATGAACTTACCACCAATTGAATAAATATGACCGTATGAATACCATCTATTACCCACCCAAATTAGATATTCTTCACCTTCATAATTAAATCTGATTGTAAGCTCGTCAACCTCCATTATTAATCCTTTGTCGAGGATGTCGTTTAGCATATCATCCCATTCTTTGAGAAACGGTTGTTGATACATACCGAAAATTGTATTTGCAGCGTGGCAAAGGTAATCAATGATTATTTGCATATTATCACCACATCATATAGTAAACGTTATCGTAAGCTAATTGATCCGCGTCTTCTTGCGTCATGTGCCGCGCTTCCAGAAAGAAATCTTCGTTATGCCATTCACTAACAAGCATTCGCGCCCATTTGCGGCGCTGGCGCTTATTGCGTCGCAGATCATCAAAAGCCTTTAATGCTTTGTCGTATGCCCTTACAAGGCGCTTACGGTTACTTTTCATTTTTCACCTCTTAGCATCCAATTCACATCACATTTAATTGCGAATACCTTAACAGGATCAGGGCCGAACAACGGATGTATGATCGTTTTCACTTCATAGCCAAAATAAGGTAGGTCTATAATCCGGTGTTCTTCGTGTCCTGCTGGATAACCCCATTTAATGAACAAACGTTCATATTCCCGCCCTTCCAGGCGTTTACGCCAATAATCATTATAAAGCCGGTATTCCTCCACCTTCTTTCCCGCACGGATAGCGTGGAAATATTCCCCTTTCAGATTCAAATGCAGGTCTTTACTTGCCATCGCTATGATCCTGTAAACAGTCGTTATAGCCTTCAATGTATCCGGTTAATCCAGTGTTACTCACTGACCATTCAGCCGAACGGCGCTTGATGGCCTTGTCCATAGTCATTTCGTCGCCTGGTCCGCCTGGCTCAATGTATTTTCTTAAATCCCTTGCTATCCACGCCCTTAATTGTTGCGTATCACTGCACACACGCGCCGTTAATGTCAGGTTATTGACCAGCTTTGCAAATAGATGTTCTTTTAATTTAGGCTTCATCATCGTCACCCCGTTTGTATATTTTGACTGGCTTAACAGGGATGGCGGGCAATTCGCCCTCGTTTAACGCGCTCGCCATACCCAATATTAAACGCGCTTCCGCACCAGTGACTTTCTTACACCATGCGCCGCCTGTTTTATCTTCAAATAAGATAACGGCAAACTGATCGTTTATTTCTAACTTGTCCATTATTCACCCCGTGTCACTCGTTTAATTTCGCTTTCCGCGCGGGCTTCTTCTTTGAATAGCTCCGCTATGGCGTCTTCATAGAAAACCCGGTATTTCTTCCACCATGTTGATCTGCTTACAGGGAAAACAAGCTGGTTAACAGCCTGCCGGACGAGATCTACAGGGAAACGCGAGTACCCGCGCCCGCCGCAATGCTGGCACGTTTTGAATACTGGCATTTCCGCCGCTTCGCTGGCTGCTTTATCCGGTACTTCGCCGCGCCCCTTGCAACGTTGGCAATGGTTCTTAACGTAGCCTTTGCCGTTGCACCGCGAGCAAACTGTCGATGTGTATTCACAATATGGATTTGGTAAAAGCCCGTTACCGCCGCACTTAGGGCAAACCTTTTCGGTCGCGGCACTCTGGCAGTAATCCCGAAACGCGAAAACGGCAACAAGAATAATAAGATCATTTCGTTGTTCTTCATTTAATTCCATCACGTATTCGTAATCTTTCGCCATAGCTCTTAAACGCTCTGTAAGCAAAACTACGGCCCTGTGTTTTTCGGCTTGTGATAGTTCCATCTTCCCTAAAAAAGCGCTATATCCAAGCTCTACGCGCGATTGCGCCATACCCGCAGCGGTTAGCGCATCCGTTGTATTAAGAGCGTCCGGGGACGTGCCCCGGCTTTCGTCAGATAATCGCGGTGATTTAGGAAAGTGGAATTTTAGAATGGATTCTAAATTCATTATTTGCCCCCGTAACGAGCAATAAGGCGTTTACGATCAGAAATGGATTGCACCAGCTTTCTTTCAAACTCTTTCAGCGCAAGTAATTCGCGCATGTGGAAAGCCTGGATTTGTCGGACCGTCTCTAAATCACGCTCGTCGCGCTGAATATCTATTTGCAGATCTTTAACTTCGTTTTTCATTGCTAACCCCACATATTGGTCGCGTATTCGTCAATATCCGGTAGCAGGTCGCCGCGTTCGCGTACCTTGATAAACAATCGCCCGCCTTTTACCTTCCGGCAGCGCACAATTTTTATTGAGTCGATTTGTCCGTCGTCAGTCCAGAATCCGGCATAAGTAAGGCTATCAAAAAGGCATTTAGGGATATTATCCAGATCTCTGATCCGGTTATCCGGCGGCGCGGCGTAAATGGCAATTGCCAGTCGGCAAGGTAGGTTAATATTTAAATTTAATAGCTCGATGATGTCTCTTACTTGTTCCCTGTATTCCTTCCCCACTTTGCTGATATAGTGAAAACCGCGCGAATGTCGGTAATAGCGATTATTCGATGGCGGGTAAGGCAGGCTAAAAGAATATTCATTCATGCTGCCTTTCTCCTTAAGGCGTCCAATTTAGCCTGATAGATGTTTATTAGCTCCTTACATTCTGCGATCGTCCATTTATGCGTATCATTGTTGTTTTCCAGCGCTACCACCCTGGCGAGGCCAATTTTTCGAATCAGTGCCGGGCGATACCCTCCTATGTTCCCGTCTAATGTCTGGTTGCAGTGCCTGCATTGTTTATGGCAATTATCCTCGTTAAAGCGAAGATGTCCGGCGGCGGCTACCGTCCTGTAATGACCTGCATCCCACCCGCATTGCTCACCGTAGTAAGTCCCGCAAGATATACACGGCAAGCGCGCGTCACGTTCGCGAATATAGGCGTTAAATACATTTTGAACTTGTTTGATCCAATAACTACGCGGATTTAACTGTTTACGCTTCCGGTTGCGTTCTTCCCTCTGGCTATCACGGCGTTTCTTCCGCTCCATAGCCTTCATAGCCTTCTCACGGTCGCGGCATAGCTGGTCAAACTTCAGTTCTTCCAGACATTCATCGCTGCACCACGTTTGATTGTGATATTTAGGCTCAAAAAAAACGCCGCAGCATTTGCAACGGCGTCTTATGGGTTTTTTAGGGTTTTGCATAAAAACCACCCCGATTATTTTTGATTCTCTGTTTCGTTCAGCCTTTCGGCGTGTCCGGCCCTTAGCCAATGTTCTAAGCATTCGTTGCACTCGTTACAGCCTCCTTTCTTCGTGCTGCATACATTGCACATTGCACGCATAACGCTTTCTCGTTCATAGTCGTCATGCCATTGGTAATTATCAAAAGGCATAATGCTCTCTCCTTTTCAGGTGATTTCTACGCATTTCAGCGCTGCCGGATTTTTAAAGAGCATTTTGTTTGCTTGAAGTATACAAAATGGATACGTGCTAACAAGGTGCAAAGCGCCATTATGTGACATTCATCACACAATGACGCCATTTTGTAAACTTCAGTCCGGCAAAACGCGGTTGAGCGTAGTACGATTGATGGCCCGGTCGTTAGCCAGGAATACAGCACGGGCGAAGCCACGCGGCGTTAGTGAGCGGATCATCTTTGTTCGCTTTGATTTTCCGCCTAACTTCGCGTGCTGCTTACTGTCTTCCCATTCATCTGGCATCGGCACAGGACGGAATAGCGGCTGCTTAAATCCATTCCCGCACCAAATACAAGTTTTCTTCGTGTAGGCGTCGCGGTCGGCAATGTATTCCGGGAAAGCGGGATGCTTATCATCTTCCGGCAGGTAGCCACCGTAAGCGCACGGATTGAAGATAAAATCCGGTTTACGCCATAACGTTGACAGTGCGCCCACCGGATTTTCCACCATCCACGGCACGTTATGCATATTCGCCAGTTTTTCTACCAGTTTTGCGTTATGCGCCGCCTTCACCTGGAAGTCAGGGTCTTTTTTCCGTTTATCAGCGAACCAGCGAGCGCCTGAAACGGCGAGATTGTCGCATGGAGGAAAGCCCAGGATAATGTCAGGATCTGGATATACAGACAATTCAGGGGAGAACATTACCAGAAAATGGCTATCAATCCAGACGTTAACATATTCAATATTTGGATGAATTATTTTTACCCCGTCATAATCACCGTGATTAGCGCCGTCATAGTTGAAGCAATAACATTTATAACCAGCGTCCGCCCAATCTTTAACAGCGTACCCGCTGCCGTCATACAGCGACCACACCACCCAATTTCTAAGCCCGCTCATTTTCTACCCTCAAACGTGAAATAGCGGCGCATGATGATAGTAATCACCGTTACCGCTGCCATTTTTGAGATGAATTGCATAGCTGATATTTCCGGCATAAATGCCATAAACGATAGCGTCGGGAAAATTAACGCATCACCTATGGCGGACGCTATATTTGCAGGCCAACGTTTAGAATCAAAGTCACCAGGCAAAACCCGGTAAACGCCGCCAGAAATAAGCGCACCGGAAACAACCGCGACAAATGACGCGATCGCCACCATTCCGGCGTCGTAATTTATCAGTACAGTGATTGCGCCAGCGGCGGCGCATGTTGTAGACGACCATCTCAAGCCGCCGTCATATAACAGGAAGTCACGGATCATCATATTGACACACACGGCGGCTACCGTGGTGATCGGAATTACCAACGGGCCGCAATGGTTAACAATAAGATTGATGATCACGAAAACGGCGACATAAACGCAGGCTAATAACCTGTCAATTGTCACCCTTTCCATTCTTATGATACCCCGCCGCGCGTAATAGTGATTCGTTGTCAAACTTCACATCAAGCCTATTTGAAAGGCTACCATTTAGCGTTATCCCGCTGGCGGCGATCAAGTCGCCTGGTATTGATGTTTTCTTGCAGCCGCAATTTAACGGCATATCAAAAACAGCCTGTTTCTTTCTTTGTTCTTCCTCCCGCTCCGTTAATATTTGCTCCGCTTTTAGCGCGTTATAAGCAATAAGGTCTATAAGAGTGTCGAGCGGGTCGCTACCATTGCTTAAAATGGCCTCTAATCGCCCCTCCTTGAGACAAATTAGTAGATCCCATACATCAAGCGGGGTTAGATTTGTCCCCTTCTTAGCGTTGTAAATAGTGGCTATTTTTGGCGCTGATTTTTCTTCTTTTCGATCGTATCCGTTTTGTTCCCCTCTTGCCTCAATAGTTTCAGCCGCAAGTCTTAGCAATTCAGCCGCTTTACTCATTTTCTGCACCTCTTGCATATAGCTCTTTACGTGTTATCTGCGTGAAAATACATTCATGTCTGCATCGTGGATGCCAGATCAAGAACAAACTCCCTTTATTGTTTCCGCTTGCTGGTTTACCCGTCGCAGCATTGATAAACGCCAGCCGCCCGCGCGTAATTAATCGGCATTCGTTTGCCGTCTCCACGCCGTTCATAAACCAGCTAACAGAAATGTCAGCGGGCAATAGCATTACACAGCCAATGTGATTTCGTTGATGTTCAAGCGCCGCCTTATCAACGAATGGCCCCGGATTAGAATATGGCGGATTCATCCAGACATACTCACCAGGCATCGCCACCGCTCCCCACGGATAATGCAGCGTGTCCATTTCTTCGGTTATATATCGCGGTATTAATGCGTTTGCCTTGTTTGCCGCCACATCCGCGACGAACTCGAATTCTCGATCCATTCCTCTAAAAACGGGTTTTGGCGTTTGCCATAAGTCTTTTATTTCTTTCGGCGTATGGCTGCCGCCGTAATCATTTTTCATTACGCCCCCTTAGAAATAATCCTGATCTGTTCCCCAGCGGTTATTCAGATACCCCACCAACCACACAAAACGCTCAATACTGATTAGCGGGGCGACCTTGCGATAATGCTTTTCTAATATCAGCCGCGTAGCTTTATCGCTGTAGCCGTTTCTTTCTACCTCTGCTTTGCAGGCAGAAAGCGCCGCACGCGCGGCAGTTTTTACGGCGTTAAATTGCGGCTCTGACAGGTTAAATAAAGCCATTTCATAAATCATCAGTAGAATCAGCGAAAAAGAACCCAACAAATACACTAACAGCAATAATGATCCTTAACATATAAAGCGCATCATCAGGTGATGGCATTTCTGGTAGTTCCCATGTAACAAAAGACACACCGCATAAAATTCCAATAAGAACCGTAGCTATACATGATAATACAAAAAAAGAACAAAATAGCCAGCCCATAATGAAGTCAATAAGTGCACGCATCATTCTAAACGTCCTCAATCACACCGCCTTTCACGCGCTCTTTAATATCCCATACGTGAGGCTTGCATATTTCCTGATAATAGTGATCCGGCCTGCTGCCGAAATACCATTTGCCATCCATATAAAAATAAACGCCAGAAAAATTTCCTGGCGCTGCCTTTGTTGCTGATTCTGGAATTTTCCATTCTTTATAGTGTTTAAACTTCATGAGCTTTTAAATAACCTCTTCTGAATGCTTTGATGTAAAGTCCTAGCCTTCTTATATGCTGAACACCATCAATGAGGCGCACTAAATAAATCGCCCCGTTTGCGTCAGATACAAAACGACAACCAAAACCAATGCCGACTAACTTCAGGTTTTCAGGTATTCTATAATCAGTTTCCTGTTCCATGCCTCACCTCATATGGTATTCAATAAACCACCTGATAAACAGGCATAAGGCAATAAAACCACAGCAACAGCACATATAAAACAATGTGTCGTCCATAATTAAGCCTCAATAACACCGTAATCAAACGTGCCCAAATACCGTTCGATACTTACAACTTCAATACCATCAACGCACCGTTTCCACACAGACACCTGGCTTTCATTTTCTCTGAAGTGCATATTAGAAAGCACTTCATCGGCTGGATAGCCTTTCCCGGCGACGTAGGCATCGTGACCTACGCCACCTTCTACGCAATAAAGCATCAATTCGCGTTCCATTTTTGCTTCCTCCGCACCGTAAACCTTTTGATTTTGGCTCACAAAACGGATATTCGATCACAACACAAAATGTATATTTATGTGATCGGAATCACTCGGTTAATGCAGTACACGTTTTCCCTGTTCAGGCATCGGCTGTGCGTTTTTCCGTGCATCATTAAGCACAGCGATAGCCGCCTGTACACCGAAATCATTTGCGCGCATATCATTGCCAACCATTTCACCGTAAAACAATGGCATGAACGCTTTTACTTCTTCTTCTTTGTAGCCTTCCTCAATGCATTTCTGCAACATCTTAACTTCAAAGATGTTTTTCATCAGGCCGCGCATAGAATGCAGTGAAACACTACCAAGCTGATCCTTGTTCAACGGGAAAATAACAGCACTTCCGAACGCGAGCGGATCAACCTCTTCCGGCACTGGTACGCGTCCGAATTCTTCCTCCATGCGCTTCACAAAAGTAAGAGAGAATACATAACGCGCTACCGATGTTTTTTCTTCCATACTTAAAGACACGTAATCGCGGATTGACGCACCCATCACAATATCAACAACCTGTAGCGCCAGATTCAAATCAGCGTCATACGCGCCAGCTTCCATATCTTTCAATACTTCGTGATAATCTTTAATTTCCACTTCGTGAAAGTTTGCATCATCTGTATAGCGAGTGATCAACATACCTTCATTACCGAGAGAGTAAGCTGTTTTGATGTCGTTCATGATATTTATCCTTTTATAGTGGGTGATGCCATTTCATTTCTGTTTCTGAATTAAACGGGTTTCCTTCGCTTGAAAGGAATAAATCACGCTCCCGTTTCAGTTCTTCCGGGCTTATTTCTATTTCATCAATCTGACCGAACGATCCCGGCATCATTCGTTTTAAATCAGATAGCGGACGCATAAGGCCGCAGCCGCGTAACAGCATATCGACCGCGAATTGTCTACGTCCGGCGGCGTCATTAAAGCGCCGCGCCCAGGGCACAACCACGATCCGGCGTTCGAATTCGATAAATAGTGATAGCTTGTTTGTTTCGCTATCATATGCTTTATGGAATTTAATTTTCATTTAACACCTCGACGTATTGCTCAAGATGCCATTTACCAACTTCATCCATGTTTTCGTCGTATATAATGACCTCTCCGCCTTGCCTGAATCTGAAAGCAGTGGCTGTAAATTCACGGCCCCACCACGCCTTTAAGCGCTCCCCACCTTTCAGGTGTTTAACCTTTACTTCTTTTATAGGCATACGCCGAACATCCCATTTAATCCGGCGAATAATTTCCGCCAGTGGTTTTCAACATAAGCCCGGAACGGCTTAACGCGAACATTGCGGGCCTTCAGTTCAATCTTGTCAAAGAAACGCGGCTCTATAATTGTTCCATCCAGATATTTAACCAGGATCGGGCGTTCAAGATCGTTATATGTCTTGTTCAGCACAACCAGACCAGGGTCGCTACGATATTCTGGCAAAACAACAAGATCGCCCTCTTTTACATTCCAAGTAACCATCACATCGCCCCTTTACAAATAAAGCTAATCACCGCCGCAAGTGCGCCGCAAAACACAATCGTAAACAGGAAACAAATAACGCAAAAAGCGACCCTCACAATATTCTTGCAAACCTTCATAACTCACCCCAACAATGCAACAATTAATTCAGCAATAAAAACGGCGACATAAAAAGAAGCTGTGATATAAATCACCACAATAACGAAGGCGGCGGCTAATGCCGCAATTTTTACCATGCTCATTTATCAGCCTCCGCAATAAATTTATCCAACCATTTATTATTCGCCAGGCGTTCGGCATCTTCGCCAAATGATTTACGTTCGCTTAATTCCTGTCGAGTAGGGAAAGGCCATTTATCAACCCAGCCAGCAGACGTCTCGAATTCGTACAGCCCGCCGCCGAAAGTGATAAGCTCATCAGCGCCATCAGGAATTTCTCCGTCAACTTCTTTATCTTCGATCATGATTTAATACCTCATTAATCGTTAATAACCTGGCCCATACGCCCGCGATATTTGCGCATACGTGGATCGACATATTCAGGCCAATGCATATCATCAGCTTTCTGTAGTGGGTAAAAACTTGCCTGCCAGTTGTCGAACCATATTTGCTTTGCGTACAGGTCACTAAATCTTTTCGCCATTCGATCCGCTGCCGTGCCGCATAAAAAAAGCCCGCGATCGATTTGATCACGGGCTTCTCTTAAAACTTGCTCTTTTGTTCGCGGCGGCGGCGGTGCTTTTAAATAATCACCCATCGCCAACCTATTGAATCAGAACGGAATATCATCGTCGAAGTCCATCGGCGGCGGATTATTCCCGTTATTATTTTGAGGCGGTGGCGCTTTCTGCTGCTGGCCTTGCTGCTGGCCTTGTTGGTTAACGTTCATGAATTCAAATTCGTTAACCGCCACTTCTACCGCCGTCCCCTTCGTGCCGTCGTTCCGGTCATATTGCCGAACATCTAGGCGACCGCTTACCACTATTTTTCCACCCTTGCGGATATGTGGCGCTAATTTTTCCGCACGCTCACCAAATACCAGGCAAGTGACCCACATTGTCCGCTTATTATCGCCGTAGCCATTCGTTACAGCTAACGGAAAACTACCAATCGCTTTCCCGTTTTGTGTGTAGCGAACATCCATATCATTACCGATATTCCCGCCCAGCGTGATTGAATTTAAACTCATTAACCCATCTCCCCGTTAAGCTCTGCTACCCGGATGTCATAAACATCTTTTGCCTTGATTCGATGCTCCGATCCTTCCGGTAGTAATTTCCAGCATTTGCCAAATATTTCACGCAGCTTGTTAGCGTCCTGCGCTTTCGCTGCTGCATCACAGAAACGTGCTAATACTTCATCAGGATTTGGCGGCGCTTTCTTCTGCTGCGGTTGTTGTTTTGGTGGGTTTTTCTGTTGTCGCGGCTGCTGGCCTGTCTGCTTCGCGTAAGCATCAGTATCAGGATCGCGAGCATCATCTATACAGAATAAACCGTTCAAAGCATATTTACGCGCGTAACTTGATGTTGCTCCTGTTAGCTGGCTAGCGTCCATACCCTTCTTGCTTTCTTCCTCCCTGGCATAAGCAGTTACCGCTATTACGTCTTCACCGTCGCTTAGCGTCGCCGTTGCTTTCACATAATAGCGATTGCCGATCAGGACAATTTCATCACTAACAGTCAGCGTGATATTTTGAAGCAGTGGTTTAACCGCCTCTAAAATATCCTCCGCCGACCTGTAATTATATCCACCAAAATTATTACGCTGATTTTTCGGCGCGTTCAGCGTTTGCTGAATCGTCCATAGCTTTTTATGTAACTCTGTTTTCACTATTTAATCTCCCGTGCTGTTAACACTATGTATAAGGCTTTATTCGCGGCGCTCCACATTTCGGCATCGTGAAGCATTTCCGCTACTGCCAGTTTGAATTGAAGCGCCTGAATAACCATAATGTCATCTCCGGATGTTTACATTTTGTATTAATGATAGCGGACTTTATCCAGGGGTTTTTCCCCTAAATGGCGTGGTTGCGTTGCGTGGTAGTAGCTGCCGCTTTCATTTTCCGTATACCATTTTACTGATCCTTTGCGACGTTCTTTAATGCTATTTGGTTTGCATCTTTCCTCGTTTGCAAATCGAATAGCTTTATCCACATTGTCTGTTTTATTGATTGCAGGTGATGATTTTCTTTCGTTTTCTCTTTTTATCCTTCTGCGTTCCCTGGCATTCATTTTGCTATCACATTTACCATATATAATTGTAACGCTCATAATCTGATCTCCGTATATCCTTGATGACACTTAATAAAAAATCATCTTCGTTAATTGCCGCACTTCCAGCGGCTGACCAGATTGTTAATGAGCGGCTTAACATCTTTCAACTAATCCCGCAATCATCGCCGTTCCCGGCGTGACCTTGCTCACTCCAAGCAAGCTGACTCGTCGCCTTGCGTGCGGTTTCGTGGGGGATGTAACGCTTTAAACACCCCATGCGCCTTGTTATCAGTGCCGCTTTCGGTCCCCCATCGGGGAGTTACTCCACGGTTGACAAGGTGTTAAGCCTGATTTTTAAAGTGCCAGGAAGTTGCTTTTGTTACCTGCGCCCTTCCTTTGACTCGCAATATACGCCCCGTAAAACACCGAGTCAATCCATTTTGTATACTTTTTTAAAATATTTTATATGCCATTGATATTTAAATAATAAATAACGTTTTCTGTTTACGTTTTGGTGTTTTCCAGGCAAAGAAAAGCCGCCATTCGGCGGCTAATGTTTATGGCAGGTTTACGATCTTCGCATCAACCACCACGCCTATAATTTTTGATTCTGGATTCATAGGGATTGGCGGATACAGCGGATTGAGCGAACGTAAAAGCCTTTGACCTCCATCAATAATCAACTGTTTAAACGTCGGTATCTGCCCTTCCTCAAGCTGGGCTATAACCAGTTTGCCGTCAATAGCTGGCGCGTGCGGGTCAACAAGTATCATCGTCCCCGCCGGGATGCTCAACCCCTGCGGCGCGTTCATTGATTCACCTTTGGCAACCAGCCAGTAACTATCATCTGAACAAATAACGCTAGTCGTAACGTGTGGTAATGCTGATCGCCTTGTGTCATCCATATTGTTTACTGTGTCCTTCCAGTCAATAACCGGGTAACTACCTAAATCACGCGGCGGTGCGGCCTGAAGTGTATTAGAAACAGAATCATCAATGACCATACCATCATGTGTAACAGTGAACTGACGACGCCCAAGCGCCCGCATAATCCGCGCAATATCTTCAAGATTTGGCTCGCGGCGACCGTTAAGCCAGTGTGACAGGCCGCCTTTAGTTATCCCCATGAGATCTGCGAGTGAATCCTGACTCATGCCCTGCGCCCGCATGAGCTGCTTTGCTAAGTCATACCATTTTGTTTTCATGTCGCTACCCTATAACCTCAAAAAGTTTGATGCAAGTCACAAAACGTGTATTTTAAGCCTTGATCTTAAAATTCCATTTTGTAAACTTGCAGACAAGGTAAGGCCATACTTGCAAAGACGCAAGGAAAAAGATAACGGAAGGCACAAAAAGGCACATACCTTAAGCTCTTTAAAAACCCGGTGTCGCTGCGAAGCGAAAAACAAATATCACGCAACGGCGGGATCTGTTCAGCGGTCAGTCACTGCTATCTAATGCTAATGGGATGCCCGCCCGCGCGTTCACTCTAACCATAGGAGAAAAACAAGATGAGTATGCACATGATGAATGAAGTATGGAACGTAAAACTTAACAGCCCGATCCAAAAACTTGTCTTAATTGCGTTTGCAGAAAAGGCAGACAACAAAGGCCGCGCACATGCTTCACGCGAAGAGATCGCAAAAGTGTGCGAACTGCCACTGCATACTACTGTTGACGCTTTAAATTCATTGATCCGCAAAGGATTCATTAAACGCGCTGACGAATACGGCGACATTTATGACATTGCATTGCCGGAGGAATGATCTATGAAGTGGTTTAAGCATGATAGCGATGCGAACCGCGATGAAAAACTTCAAAACGTTTTATTAGATTATGGCCTGGAAGGGTACGGGCTTTATTGGTATTGCCTAGAACTAATAACTTATGACGTAGATCAGCACAATCTAACTTTTGACCTACGACATGACGCAAGAATAATTGCGCGAAACGTCGGATCTACTGAAAAACGTATAGAAGAAATGATGAAATACTTCATCGAAATTGGTTTGTTTGAATGTTCTCAAGGCCACATAACTTGTTTAAAGTTATTGAAAAGGCTGGACCAATCAATGACTTCTAAAAGCGCTTACAGGGCCGCCATAAACACAGCGAAGGAGCAATTAAAATTAGAAAAGTTAATCAATCCAACACAAAAAGGTCATGATAGGGTCATGACCGGGTCAGGAAAGGGTCATGAATTAGAATTAGAAGTAGAAAAAGAAAGAGAAAAAGATATATACACTTCGTGTATTGTCGAAAATGAACAAAAAATGGTCAATCAGGATGGCGTAAACGAAGCGGCATTGCGTTGCCTTGCCTTCTACAACGACAAGGCAGGATGCAAATGTCGTGATGCTAAGCCATTCGTAGAACTACTGACAGAAACAAAAACACGTAAAGCGTATACGGAGGATGAGATCACATTAGTGATTGAGTGGGCTTTAACGCAATGGCGTAGCCGTGGTGGAACACCTAAGCCTATCAACATTTGCCGGGTAACTAAGTTTGATGGGTATTTGGCTGATGCTGAACAATGGCGCAAGCTATCAGCTACTGTAAACGCTGCCGACGTGGTGGAAGCATTTAACAGCACGTTTGACGGCCTGTTACCACCTGCCGAACTGGATCGGGATCTTGAACGCAAGATCTATGCGTTCACTGACTACCTGAAAGACAAAAGCATTAACGGCTTTGTCGCCTACTTCGAAACGTTCAAAAACACGGCTTCAGATTTTTACTTCGGCAATGGCTTCACTGCGACACTTGATTTTCTGCTTAAACCAAAAACGCTACGTGATACGCGCGCTGGCGTTCTTTGACCAATTACGATCCGCAAAAATCCAAAATTACCCACAAAACAACCTCACCAGCGAGCTAAATCGCATGGGGTGCTACACTTGCTTACCTTTTTGCGATTAGCTCGTTATGGAGCGTTTCAGAGAGGATTTAGCTATGAACGGTAAACGCATGTTCGCCCTGGCTTTCGCGATCGCGATGGCTATCGCTGTTAACGTCGCCTTGTTCGGCGGCTTATATCTACTAGTTAATCCATAACTACCCTTCTACCTTAAAAATCGAAAATTAGCCACCTGATTGCGCTTCTGGCGCAAAAAAGACACTGCACCCTTACAAGTGGGTTACGCGGTGGGTTTTTGCGTTGTAGCGCGTTTTACGGAAAATAAATATACATTCTGTAAACCGGAGGAATTAACGTTATGTCACAAAGAAAGATCAGCGATGAACAGTTAATCGCTGAACATAATAACGGTCTGACGTATAAACAGATCGCAGAAAAATATGGCATGGCAAAACGCAACGTCGAACGCCTGGGCGCACGGTTGGCGAAACGCGGTTTAATATCCACGCGCCGCGCACCGGGTTTTGGCGTCAATGCTGAGTCATTGCTCGTCGATAAGGATGGCAATGTGATTATGCGCTGGATTAAAACAGCCCGTGACCGCGATGAAATGGAAATGCTAATGCAATCTGCTTGTGACGCCTTCACGGAAGAAATACCCCGCGCGGAGGCCGTGCCAGTGCCGGAAATTGATTTTCAAAAAAGCCTGGCCCTTTATCCGGTATTCGATCTGCATATCGGGGCGCTTGCTCATAAAGCTGAATGCGGTGAGAGCTACGACACCGGGATCGCTGAACGCGTGCTAAATGACTTCTTCGACTACGCGGTAGGCGCTGCACCGATGTCTGAAAAAGCTGTTTTGCTGTTAGGAGGGGATGTGCTCCACACTGACGGACTGTTACCAGTGACGCCATCAAGTAATCACGTTTTGGATTGTGATTCACGCTACGCAAAACTTGTTTACGTGGCGATCCGGTCGGTCCGGCGTGCGGTCGGGAAGATGTTACTAAATCATAAGGATGTCGAGATCCAAGTATTATCCGGTAATCACGACCAATCAGGTATGATCTGGCTACGTGCTGCGCTGGCGGCTTTTTACGAAGATGAACCGCGTGTGACGGTTGATGTGTCACCTGCTATCGTCCATCACACACAGTACGGCAAAACATTTCTTGCTTACCACCACGGGCACACTATCAAAAAGCCAGAAAATTTACTTTCTGCCTGCGTTTCTGACTGGCGGGAGGATTTCGGCAAGTCGTCGTCTGTTTACGCTCATTGTGGACACTGGCATCACCAACGGCTGATTGAATCATCGTTGGGCGTTGTTGAGTACCACGGCACGTTAGCTGGCAAAGACGCTTATTCAACGAATGGCGGCTGGCGGTCGCGGCGGCTGGCGGCGGTAATAATTTACAGTCCTGATCACGGGGAGATCGGGCGCTTTGTTTATTACCCTGAATATTCCATTTTGTAAACAGGAGGCAATACCATAATGGTGACTGAGCAAATAAACTCATTACGCCAGGAACGGGAAGCGGCCGTGATAGGTGGCCTCCTGTTGGGCGGGCTTACTCCTAACGCGCAAGATGTTCTTGCTACGCTCGATCCTGAAGTCTTCACCATTCCACTATATAAACGAGCGTTTGAGATCATCCGGGCGCAAGCAAGAAACAGAAACCTTATTGACGCTCTGATGGTCGGTGATGAAATCGGTAACGAAAATTTTGTCCCGCTAATGCAAACGGCGCGATCGTGTCCATCTGCTGCCAACCTTAAGGGGTACGCCGCTCTATTACAGGAGGAATATCAGCGGCGGCAAATGTTGGAACTGATGGACGATATACGCTACAACCTGGAAACCGGGACACTTGAAGCTGTCAGGGAGACGATGAAATATTTTGATTCCCGGTATTCAAAATTAAAAGTAACGAAAGACAAGATTATTCCGGTGCTGTTGCGCGACGCGGTACAGGAGTACACGGAAGTGCTAAGTAAACGCATGGAGTGTGGCGTGAACTCTGACAACATCAAAACAGGGATTGACCCACTCGACGAAATGTTAGGAGGCATTAACGCTACTGATCTGGTGCTTATCGCCGGACGTCCGGGGTCTGGTAAATCGGCGTTGGCGTTGGCAATTGCCCGCGCGGCGGCTGAACGTCCATACCCTGGCGGCGAAGGTCAGCGGGTCGGCGTTTTGCTGTTCACGCTTGAAATGTCGCTCGATCAGATGACTGAACGTGCTATCGCTGGCGCTGGGAACTTATCAACGGATTGCCTACGTAATCCGGTAAAACTGGATGACGAAGGTTGGGCGCACGTCGCCCAGGGAATGAGTGCCCTTGCCGATCTCGATGTGTGGATTGTTGACGCATCGCAGTTAACGGTCGAGGAAATACGCGCCACCGTCGAACGGATGAAACAGGACCATCCTAACCTGGGGATGGTAATGATTGACTACATCGGGTTAATGAAGCTGGCTAAGGCCGAACGTCATGATCTCGCCGTAGGGCAATTGTCGTGGTCATTGAAAATGATGGCGAAAGAGTTGCGCGTGCCAGTGGCGGCGCTGGCGCAATTATCCCGCCGCGTTGAGGAACGACCGAACAAGCGCCCGAACAATTCTGATCTGCGTGATTCCGGTAATCTTGAACAGGACGCAGACCGGATCATCATGGTCTACCGCGACGGCTACTACAACGAACAATCGGTTGCCCGCGAATACATGGAGATCATCGTTTCAAAAAACCGTCACGGGAAAACGGGGACTGTTTACCAGTGGTTTGACGATAACGGCAACATCATTCCATGCAACCAGGCTCGCGCGGCGTCCGCCTGCATCCAGTCAATGCAACAACGTCCGGCAGCAAGCCGATTCTCCCCACGAAATAACCAGAATAACGCATCCTTTTAATTAACTTGAGCAAACGGCTTACCGGAAAGTTGATCTCTTTCTGGTGGCTGTTTTCGCGCTTAAAACGAGGCGAAAAACAATGAGCATTGAACTTGAAACAAAAGTTATCAATATCCTTGAACTGGACGGCATCGCAACAATGCACCAGCTACGCCAGAAAACCGGATTATCAGCGGAATATGACGAAGCCGGATGTTTGCCTGAGACAATTAAACACTTGATTGATACTGGTATTGTCGAGCGTGTATATACATATTTCGGACCGCGCCGCAGATTATTGGGGTATCGAATTAAATATTTGTATGCACAACGTCGTGATCGTGTGGCGGCGTTATTTAGTGACTACAGCGTTAAGAAGCGTATGCGTGACATTAGCGCGGAAACTGGTATCCCGTGGAATTACCTGTCGCGCACGCTGCGTTTAATGGTACTTGATGAAACGCTTTGCATAGACACCAATAAACACGGCCTTAACTTTTACTCACTGTTTAAACCTGGGCGCTTTGGTCACGCTAATGATCTCGCGTTTGATTTTGACAGCCGCCTGAATGAATACCGGAAAAATAACGGCCTGTTACCGGATAAACCAGTATTTGAGATCGAAAAACTTAACGGTGAAACGGGGTTAGAATTATGAGACGGGTAATCTTTTATTCAGTTGAAACGTTTGTCGACGATACGCGCGTTTATTATCCGTGGGAAGTATACGACGCAAAGGTGTATACACCGCCACTGATGCGGAAATATAAACACGTAAAATTTAACCGGGTTTTTGTGCCAATGCGCGATGCATTACGGGCGTTGCGCGGTGAATTACGAAACACAATGCGGATTGTGTAAGGGGGAATTATGAACAAGGATTTAGAATTGACCGTGGAGGATTTAAGCACGATCGCGGAATACAAGCGCGGCGGTGATCCTGATAAACCTGTTACGGTTGATATGAAATATTTAAAAGGCGCTTTTATGACTTCTTCAAAATTGATTAGTCTTGATGCAATTATAAATGCGCGCTGGGAAAGTTGGCAGGAATACAAAGCGAAAAATAAGGCGAAAAGAAATAATGCGGCAAATTAGATTTGAGATAGTCAACGACGCCGTGAAAGAAAATGCTATCAGGCAGATAAGAGAGATCCAGCCTGATAGCAAAAGCCCGCTGATAATCACCATCCAGGAGAAAACCCGCTCGCTAAGCCAAAATGCGTTGCTTTGGGCGCTATTGACCGACATTAGCGATCAGGTTAATTGGTACGGTAAAAAGCTGTCGCCGGAAGACTGGAAAGCGGTATTCACTGCCGGACTTAAGAAATATGGCGTAGTCCCTAACCTAGATAAATCAGGCTTCGTTGTATTGGGAACGTCTACAAGTCGAATGAGTAAATCAGAATTCAGCGAACTAATCGAATTGATCTACTCGTTCGGTGCTGAACATGATGTTCAATGGTCGGGTGATACGAAATTAAACGAGGAATTTATAAAACGCTGGGGGCAATGATGGTTAGTTATTACATGGCTAAATCAACGGGGATTTTGTACAAAATAGAACGCCATACGGTGTACTACTTCAATAATCAAGCCCATGAATGGCGGGAATGTTTTTCTAAGTTTAAATCTGAAATAGAAAACAACCCTGAATATTACATTAAGGTTGACAATGTAACGGTGGCGTAATATGACGAAGAAAACCCCTTTTGCAATAGGCGCAATGTTCCACCGCTTCCGTGGTGATATTCAGCCTTTTGAAGTAACCACGTTTTCAAGTTATTACGATTTTGGGACGGAGTATTACGCCGGATCTAAGGTTGGCGGCGAATCTTATACGTTGATGGCTAATACGTGGCGCTTTATACGTTTCTCTGAAAAGGATGATGACGGTATGAATAAAGAAAGTGAAATCATTGATGAATTAATCGAAGATGAACGTCATGATTGCGATAAAACGGAAGTTACGGAATGGAAGCCAGGAGAAAAGCCTCCGTGCGGCGTGTGGCTTGATTGTTATTATCCTGATGGCTATCACATTGGGATTTTAATGTTTAAATTTATCGGTGATAAATACGGGGTATACACAGAAAAAGGCAGTATACAGAAAGAAAATGCTATTGAATGGGGTCTTTATAATTATTATTTATACGTTGATCCGAAAGAAAAAGCACTGGCGCAAATTGCGTTTGCTCTGGCTACGAAGGTTATTGGTGAGGATGCGGCAGGAGAAATAGATTTCAATCATGATAATGATTATTCGCGTGATTATCGCAATATGGCGCAAGCTATTATCGATGGATGTATCGGACACGTTGAATACACGGGGGATAAGTAATGGATAAGATCGGGACAATCCTTATTAATCGTGAGCAAGTGCAAAAAATGTTAGGCGGGCTTAGCAAGTCCGCCTTTTTTAAGCTCGTTAAAAAATGGAAAGATGCTGGAACTCCTTTCCCTGAACCTGTTAAGGGGATGCCAGCATTAAAGCGCGGCGGATCTCTTTACCGTTATCAGGATGTTATTTCATTTTGTAAATCAATGGGCTTCATGTAGTAATCAGCCAGTTTATTCATCGCCTCGATTTGCTCCCTCACATAATCATACTGATCATATATAGCCATCATTCCCGCCAGTTTATGACCTAAAACCTTTTCGGCTACGTGCGGCGCAATGCCAAGCGCTGAAAGGTTTGTCCTTGCAGTGCGGCGTAGATCGTGACACGACCACGGCTCGCCGCCCATCCTTAGCATCAAATCCCTTGCGGCTGTTTTCGGCACGCTCCTGTCTACCGCTTCATCCCTTCCAGAAAGCACTGGAACGAAGATAAAATTAAAGCCGTGCAAATCCATAGCTTCACGCAATAAACCTACGCTAACGTCGGATAAACCGCGCTTAAACTCATTTCTGTTCTTACTCAATGCACCCGGCACGGTCCACACGCAGTTATCAAGATCGAAATGTTCGCGCCTTGCGTTTGTTAGTTCGCTTGTTCTGCATCCGGTGAATATAATCAGCTTCATCAATATCTGATTTAGCCGCGCCATTTTTGAACTGTCTATAATGCTGATTAGATGGTGAATCTCTTGTATTGATAAGACGCGTTTCCTTTGCGCCGGGTTTTTGCCTACGTCTTTCACGCGTAGCAATGATATGTCGTCACGCTCCACGCGGCGGCGTCGCATGGCATATTTTATCACCGCCTTCATCCTGTTTAAGACTATCCCTGCCTGAACGGGCGCGCCACCATTAGCTACCTTTCTAAAAATCCCCTCCCACATTATGGAGTCCATATCATCGACGATATAGCTACCGCATGGTCTGACAATGTGCTTACTTAGCATCGCCTCGACTTGCTTATAGTTGACCATGTTTCTTGCCTGCGGTGATTCCATGTACTCCCTAACAATATCTTCAATCGTTGCCCGTGTCGTAACGCGTGACAAGTTCATTCTTTTTACGATCGATGGATCTCGTCCTGAGTTTAAGACTTCCTTATGCTCCGCCACCGCCGCGCGGGCTTCTTTGAGTGTTATTTCTCCGTATGTGCCGATCTTCATCCGTCGAGGCTTGCCGTTGAATCGGTAGCGATACTGGAAAGATATAACTCCGCGCGGGCTTATCCTGGCAGACAATCCGCCAGCGTCCGGGACTTCTTCCGGGCCGTCATATGGCTTGCCGTGGATGTTTCGTAATTTGGTATCTGTAAGCATAATTTGGTCACTATTTGGTACACACATTTTACGCAT